TGTCACGATGATATCACATCTGCGAAGAAAGGTGTACCACCACGATGATATCCTTGCTGCATGAACGTCTACGAAGGTGTGGCGCGCCTCTCGAAGATCGACCGCATGATCTCCGAGTTCGACTCGTTGTGCGATCAGCTCGACATCGACAACGACGCCCGTGCTGGTGTCGCGCGCAAGTTCACGCCGATGATGTGCCGCCAACTCGCCGAGATCACAGGGTGCCCTCCGCCTTCTGACACAACGTGGATGACGTTGTGCGCCGTACTGGCTAGACGATGCTGATACGGTTTCCGTAGCCGCCATCGCGTCGGCTCCTTCCGACGAGAGCCCGCCCTTCGGGGCGGGCTTCGTCGTTGTCAGCTAGCTTCCGCGAATGCCACCGATCGGGAAGAAGGATCTCAACGGGCGCGGGCTCGCTCACCCGGCTCCGTACACTCGCTCGATCGTCGAGCTGTTCGGAACGCTGGAACTGAGCGGACGTGTGCTCGACCCGTTCGCCGGGACCGGGCTCATCCACGACCTCGGGCTCGAAGCCGTAGGGGTCGAGATCGAGCCGGAGTGGGCCGAGCTGCGGGAGGGGACCATCATCGGAGATGCCACGCGGCTGCCGTTCCGGGATGTCTGCTTCGACGCTGTGGTCACGTCATGCACCTACGGCAACCGCTACGCCGATCACCACAAGGCGAAGGACGGATCGCTGCGCCGCACGTACACCCACGACCTCGGGCGCGACTTGCACCAGCGCAACACCGGCAAGATGGCCTGGAAGGGTCCGGGCGTTGGGCCGTACTGCGAGCTGCACGAAGAAGCGTGGAGTGAGGTCTGGCGCGTGCTCGCGCGCGACGGCCGCTTCGTGCTGAACATCAAGAACCACATCAAGGCGGGCGTCGAACAGATGGTCACGGAGTGGCACGCCGAGCTGCTCTCGACGATTGGCTTCAACATGGTCCAGGCGCATCAGGTGTTCACGCCAGGAATGAGAGTCGGAGCCAATCGCCAACGGGTCCCGTTCGAGTCGGTCCTGGTGTGGCGCAAGCCATGATGGTGTGATATAATCGTGTTGTCGGAGGGGAGAGTCCCCGCCGGGAAGGAGTTCGCTTGACCAACAGGTGGCCCGGAGACGGGTGAGCCCCGCGAGTCAGGCGGGCGCCCTACGGACCGGAGCACGCGTTCCACCGTGCTGTGACCCCAGGCTCTGTCCGATCTACCGGTGAGCGTGCCGGTAGCACTCCTCTTGGGCATCCGTGGTGTGGGGGCCGTCTCGGTTTGCTGGTCCGAGCAGCACGAAGTCCAGGAGATGACCCGAGAGGGGACAGGCTCGTGGGGCCGAGCGTGCAGCGGCCCGAGCAGGAAACTCCCTGGAGTTCGGATTCGCGGGAGTGTGTGACACGTCGGTCCGGGGGTGGCGCCCCATCAGTGACGCAGGCGTGAAGCGGCTCTCCCCGCCCGGTGACGGAGTTGAGACCGAGTGGCCGACCAACCACTCGGGAGGCTCGCTTCGAAACCGGGCTCCTTCGCGAAACAACCGCCCAACGAAACGCCCTCGCGCGCGCTCGCGGGCGTACGTTGCGCGCGTGCTCGTATACGAGGACTTCGTCGAAGTAGCTCGACGATCAGCGGGACACTGGTGGGTGAAGCACACGAATCGCGGTCGACGATGGCCGTGGCTCGAACGTGCTGACGCCGAGAGCGAAGCGTGCGTAGCGCTCGTCAGGATCTGCGAGCTGTATGACGAGACCGTCGTCGTCGACATGCCACCTGAGCCGTTCGTCGCTCAACGGGTGCAGTGGGCGATGATCGACTGGCACCGCCTCGTCTATGGCCGTGGTGATTGCCCGCCGCCTCCGCTGCATTTCGATTTCGATCTGTTCGCAGACGGCGGCTGGCTTGTTGATCAAGAAGTGATCGCCGAGTTCGAGCGGATCGAAGACCATGTCATGCTCGCCCAGATGATCGATGACCTCCCCGAGCGTGAGCGCGTGGTGATGCGTGGGCGCAGCCGGGGGCTCCGGTTGGCTGACATCGCTGACGACCTCGGGCTCACCGAAGGTCGGATCTGCCAGATCGAGAAGCAAGCGCTCGCTCGGCTCGCCTGCTAGAAACGCGTTCCAAGGAACAGCTCGGGCACGGACGCCCTCTCAACCGGAGGCGTCCTTCATGCCCATCGGGGCGCATCAGCCTGTCGGCAACGCAGCGCAAGGTGGTTGCCGACCGGGTGCGACGGCACTTCACCAATACATCATCGATCGGTGGGGTGCAGGCGTTGGCAGCTTCGGGTGCTACAACCCGAACAGCCGCGCCGGATCGGGCTGGTCGCTGCACCGCGAAGGCCGTGCGATCGACGTGAGCATCGCCTCCTGGGCGAAGCAGAAAGGCGACCAGATCTTCACCTGGTGCGTCGCCAACGCCGATCACCTCGGACTGCAAGAGATCCAGTGGTCCGGGCGGATCTGGACGTCACGCAGGAATCAAGAAGGCATTCGCATTGACACGAGCGCGGCACGCGGCCTGCACTTCGACCACATCCACGTCGGACTCGCGTACGGCAATTCGTTCATCCCACCCGGCGGTGGCGGCATCCCCGGTGGTGGCAGCACGCCCCCACCCTCACAAGGAGCAGAGGACTTGGCACAAGTACCGCAAGCGGAGTGGGACGAGATCCGGAACAAGGTGCGCGAGATCGACAACACCATGCACAACAACGTCTACGGCGTGGCGATGAAGACGAACTCCATCGAGACGCTCGCGATGACCCGCAAGATCCGCGACGCGATCTTCAACAACACCTTCGGCGTGGCGCTCCAGAACATCACCATCGACACGTGGACCAAGGTCGGCGCGATGTTCGCACGAATGAAGGCTTGAGATATGATCGTTTCAACGCTGCGTTCGGGGTTCTCCCGATCGTGAGCCTCCTGGCAGCCGGGGACCCCGCCCTCCCCGGCTGCTTCCGCGCCCAAAGGAGTTTCGATGGCTGATGACCTTTCCGCCCAGCAGATGACACCGGGGATGCTGATCGCACCAACGGACATGGCGTTCGGTGGTGGCGTGGTCTCTCCGCCCGACCAGCCGCCACTGATCAACCTACGCATCGAGACGCCGAACGGCAGCTTCGCCTTCTTCTTCTCGGTCGAGATGGCGAGCCGGATGCGCCAGATGCTCGACGACATGCTGGTCGCCGCAGGCGGGCTCACGATTCCGTCGTTGGTGCTCCCACCGGATGCAGGACGGCCCAACGGAAGCTAGGAGCGGCGGCGACCTCTGATCCCCGGTATCCTCGACTGACATGCAGGCGATCGAGCAACCAACGCTGCGCAAGGCTCGGGAGCGATTGACCGAGATCGTGCCGGACGCGGTCGAGACGCTCGCCACACTGCTTGATGACGCTGATTCGAAGGTCCGCCTTGGAGCGGCGAAGGAAGTGCTGGATCGTGGCGGACTCCCGGCACGCATGGAGTTCGAGGCAACGCTCGACACGGCCGGGCTCGACGACGCCATCGCGGGGCTCATCCTCAAGCTGGAGCGCAAGGGCACGATGCGACTCCTGCCAGACCTCGCTCCCGAGGAAGACGTCATCGACGCCGAGGTCATCGAGGAAGCAACGCTGGTCGTCGAGCCCCGTTCCCCGGAACTTCCACTCCCCGGTCTCGGTGACCTCGGGCACCCCAACGGCACCGGGAACGGCAACGGTCATGGCTGATCACCACTACACGACGCGTGACGGCATCATGTTCGTCGCCGGGGTGCTGCTCGTTGTAGCGATCGTGCTCGCGTTCACGTCGTCCTGGCTGTTGGCGTTGATCCCGGTCCTCGCGTGCGCGGGGGCGCTCGCGGGCGCTCCGTACGTGCGCTCTCGCGTGCCTGGCCGCAAGGCGAAGGGTGTCGTCTGGTTGCTCCCGCCGACGGGCTATGGCGAAGACGACGCGACCGAAGAGGAGCCCGAGTTGATCGAGCCCCTCCCCGCTTCGATGGTGATTGGTGACGGGCTGTTCAAGCCCGACGAACGATCATTGCCTTCGTAGGCCGCTTACCGAAGCCGAAGAACTCGTCGTCTCGGCTGCGGATGATGTCGGCGTTGAAGCTGATCGTGTCACCGACTTCGGCGTCGGCGATGGCGTTGGGCTTGGTGAGCCAGACCCGCCAGCCACCCTCACCTTCGACCAGCATCTTGAACTGGATCCCGTAGTCGCTGTCCTGGGTCTTGAGTGACTTGATCACACCGACCACCAGAAGGCGCTTGCCCTCGGGGAGCGGAACCTTCGGAGTTGCGTTCAGCTCCCGCACGAAACGCTCTGCCTCCTTCTCACCGTCACGCTCGAACGCACGAGCGATGGCGTCGATCTGGCGGTCGGAGATGGAACCGTATCGCTCCAGCTTCCAACCGACATCCCGCACGAAGCCGTCGGAGAAGTGGCGAGTCCCGTTCTCGTACTCAACCTCGTACGCTGCGAAGAACTCACCGACACCGGGGCGCTCAGCGAGAAAGGCGACCTTCTCCTCGGCGATGCGCTTGCGCTCCATCGCCGTTGCGTACGCCTTCGCCAGCTTGTTCTGAGCGAGCGTGCGCTTGTCGGTGACACCGAAGTAGGTCCCGGCGCAAACCTGACCGATGTGCCAGGCGAGTCCATCGAGAGCGATGGCGACTGCCCCGTGGTTGAAGCGCGCCCCGCAGTGATCACAGGTGCGCTTGGCAACGTCGGCGTAGCGGCCGTCGTACCAACCGGCAGGAACAGGAGCGCCAACAGTGACGAATCGCTCAGCGTCAATGCCACGCTCGACGAGCGCCGCTTCGAGAGCGCGCTCTTCGGGTGCGTAGATCTTGGCCCACTCGTCGGAGCCGCCATCGTAGAAGTAGCCGATGACGTTCCAGTCAGCAGGATCGAAGTCTGCGATGTGTCGGCTGAGTTGGTTCACGGTCATCTTCCCTTCCTTGGCTACGTACTTATTATATCACATCAGCAAAGCGCCCGCACACCCTTTGTTCGTATGATATAATGAAGACATGACTCAGGAACCCACCTTCGACGAACGAGTCGAACGACTCGTCCCGCTGACGGCTTACGGACCGACTTACAACCGGTTGGTGCGTGAGTCGCTGCTCGACGCGAAGCGTGAGCAGGACCGCGACAACGAGCAGTACGCCGAGCGGTGGCTGCTCAAGGCAGAGATGCACGCGAAGGTCATCACGTTCGAGGAGTACCAGGTACTCATCGCACAACGAGTAGAAGGGAAGCTGTTGTGATCGACGAAGAGCGTTGCCCCGACTGCGGGAGCGACAAGGAGTACGTCGAGTTCGATTCTGATCGCGAAGGCATCGTCGGCTTTGCCCGATGCAGCGCGTGCGGCGAGACCACGGTCGAAGGATCGCAGGTGTGGGCCGAGTGGCTCAAGGGTCAGCGCCCGTGGCAGGAAGCGTGAGCACCACGTCGGTGTATCCCGCCGAAGACACTGTGTTCGCCAAGAAGATGCGCGGGCGCGACGTCGGAATGTCGATGCGTGATTCGACTGAGTTGATCCATCGCTACGTCCCCGACTACACCGTGCGGCGCACCTCGGGAGCGTTCGCCGCAGCGGGCTGGTGCAACTACAAGAAGAAGATCATCAGCTTGCCGCGTGATGCAGGACTGCCGTACGTGTTGCACGAACTCGCTCACGCTCTTGCTCGGGAGCACGGTCACGGGCTCGCGTTCCAGAACGCGTACATCGATCTCGTCGCCAAGGAGATGAGCCCGTGGTGGGCTCGACGCCTGCGCGCATCGTTCATCAAGCACAAGACGAAGGGATACAAGTCACTGTGAAGGCGCTCACGATCACGCTCGAAGGCGTCGGTTCCATCCGCAACGGGGACTCCGTGCGCGTGCGCCCGCGCAAGGCTCGCGGGCGAGACGGCTTCACCGGGATCTTCCGAGGTGCTGTTCTTGACGACGCCGGTTCAGTACGGTGGCTCGAAGTCTTCGGCGGGCGCAACGGTGGATTCAACGCCGTGACCCCTGAGCGAATCGAGTGGGCCACCAGTGCAGGACGAGATCACGGTACTGACGCCGACGTTGCCCGACCGGAAGGATCTGCTGGAGCAAGCAAGAGAGTCCGTCGCCGTTCAGCTTCACGCCGCCGCTGACCACGTCGTCATCACCGACGACGTCCAGGCAGGACCGGCGAAGACCCGCAACGCGGGGCTGGAGCACGTCTCCACACCGTGGACGGCGTTCCTCGACGACGACGACCTCATGGATCGTGGGCACCTCAAGCTGCTGATCGCTGAGGCCGAACGCTCCGAGGCGACCGTCGTTTGGAGCTGGTGCCGCCGCATCGACGGCGGGCCGGAGATTCCTCGGGCAGCGTTCTTCGATCCGATCGAGCTGCGCCAGGACAACTTCATCCCGATCACCGTGCTCGCTCAGACGGACGCTGTGCGCGCGGTTGGTGGGTTCGACCCAACGGCCGAACACGAAGATCACGATCTCTGGCTGCGGATGCTGGACAACGGGGCTAGGTTCAGCGTTGTACGGGCCGTGACATGGAGCTATCGGGGCCGGGAGAACGAGTGACGCCGTGGATCATGCTGGCTGTGGCAGCCGCTGTGCTGATCTTCCTCTTCCTCGTACTCGCGATGTTGCACACGTCGAAGGGCGCCGATGATCGAGTACGACGACTGCGACCCCCTTCCGATTTCGGTGTGCGTGCCCACCATCCAAGCCAGGGCGGACCGCTTGCTTCGCCGGGCGATCGAGAGCGTGCTGACCCAGCAGCGGCTACCGGCCCAGATCGTGGTGGTCCCGGATCGGGATCGCATGGGAGCGGGCCACACCCGTAACCGCTCCATCGATCTTGCTGATCAGGAGTGGACGGCGTTCCTCGACGACGACGACCTGCTGTACCCGATGCATTTGCGCGTGCTCTACGAGTGCGCGATGGAGTCGGGCGCCGACATCGTCTACCCGTGGTTCGACTGCACCGCTCCGTTGATGATCGAGCGTCACTTCCCCGACCGTGAGTTCGAGGTCTGGGACAACGACTATCCGCAGATCATCCCGGTCACCGCTCTGGTGCGTTCCGAGTTCGCCAAGCAGGCGCGCTTCGGCGTCGTCACGCGCGAGAGCATCAAGGACGGAAGCTGGGATGGTGATGACTGGCCGTTCTGGCGTGACTGCATGAAGCTCGGAGCGAAGATCGTTCACCTCCCGCTGCGCACTTGGCTTTGGGTCCATCACTACGATCGAACCGGATCGAACACGTCCGGGCTCCCCTGGCGGTGGTAGGAAACACTTTCGTGATCTCAATCGTGTTTCCCTATCGATCCGACGGCGGAGAGCGTGACCGCATCCTGACCTGGGTCGAAGCGCGCTACCGACACCAGCTCCCCGATGCGGAGATCGTCTACGGCTGCGACCACGGCGATCCGCAGTTCAACCGAGGCCAAGCCATCAACGACGGCGTCGAACAGTCGACCGGCGACATCTTGGTGATCAGCGACATCGACGTCTTCGTGCGCACGGTGAACATGCGAGGAGCCATCCAAGTCGCAGCTCGGGACATCGACAACGCCTGGGTGATCCCGTGGTCGACGTTCTACGTGCTGACCAAACCAGCGAGTGAGCACGTTCGCTACGCCAACCCCGTCGATGACATCTTGGTCGAGAACCTCGACTGGGAAGACCGTCTTCCGCCCGTTCCTCAAGGCATGTTCGTGGTCGGGCGATCGGCGTTCGAGCGTACTGGCGGCATGGACGAAGGCTTCATCGGATGGGGGTTTGAAGACAACGCGTTCGCTCACGCAGCGCGCAACACAGCGAAGCTACGCCTCTCGACACTGCCGGGCGGGTGTGGGCACATCTGGCATCCACGCACGGTCAACGATGGGTTCAGTCAGCCCAACATCGATCACAATCGTCAACGCTGGGAGACACTCAGATGCGGGTCTTAGTTGCTGGGCTCGGCAAGTTGGGCGCTCCTCTCATGGCCGTGCTCGCCAACAGCGGAGTCGAGGCGATCGGTTACGACCGCAACCCGAAGACTGTCGCCTTGATCAACGACCGCATCGCCCCCGTGGCTGAGCCTGGTCTCCAAGAGCTGATCGAGTCAGCGCCGTTCTTCACTGCCACGATCAACCCAGCAGCAGCCGAGATGTGCGACTACGTCTTCATCGTCGTGCCAACGCCATCGACGAAGCAGTCGCGACGCTTCTCGAACCGCTACGTGCTCGAAGCGATCGACGCCGTTGGGCCACACCTACAACCCGACACCGTCGTCGTCGTCAATTCGACGGTGATGCCGGGCTCGATGTCGGGAGTCATCCGACAGTCGCTCCGTGACAGCACGCATCACGACGAAGAGTTGGGTCTCTGCTACAACCCCGAGTTCATCGCACTGGGCGAGGTCATCGACGGAATCCGTCATCCGAGCTTCGTGCTGATCGGTGCAGAGCAGCAATGGGCTGCGGACCGCCTTACCGACCTCACGCGCAAGTTCGTCTCTCCGGTCACGACTCCGGTCAAGATCATGTCGTCGATCGATGCTGAGATCACGAAGCTGGCGCTCAACAACTACGTCACAATGAAGATCAGCTTCGCCAACGCCATCGGCGAGCTGTGCGATCGCAACTACGGCGCTGACGCCGAGACGGTGCTCAACGCAGTCGGGCTCGACTTCCGAGTGGGTCAGCCCTACCTGCGACCGGCCACGGCCTACGGCGGACCGTGTTTCCCGCGCGATGTTCGAGCGTTCCAGGCATTGGTCGATGACGACCACATCCTTGGAGCGTTCGCTCGCGCGACCGAATCAGTCAACGACCACCAGACTGAACGCATGATCACCAAGCTGCTCGCTACCGGCAAACGCACCTTCGCTGTCCTGGGTGTGAGCTACAAGCCGGGGACGGCTGTCGACGACGAATCGCCAGGGCTCCACCTGGCGGCGCGACTCGTCGAACAAGGCATGACAGTGTTCGTTCACGAACCGGCGCTCGGGCACGAGAATCCGTGCGACCTGATTCGCCAAGCTGATGTCGTCGTCGTGATGACTCCGGATCAACGCTTCCGCGGGATCGAAGAGTTCGGTGAGAAGCGGCTGTTGCTGGATCCGTGGCGGATCATCAAGGGTGACCAGTGGGATCGGATTCCGTGGGGAGGAACAGCGTGAGGGTCACCTACAGCGCTCTCGGGAAAGTCGGTCGCCTCGGAAACCAACTGTGGCAGATTGCGTCGACAGCAGGCATCGCTGAGCGGCGCGACGCTGTGCCGATGTTCGACCCTGGCTGGATCTACCGCCCGTGGTTCTGCATCCCTGATGAGTTCTTCGAGTACGACGGCAAAGACGACATCGTCGACTCGACATGGATGTGCGAAGAGCTGGACCTTCGCGCGCGCCCGTACCTCCAGCGATACTCACTCATGGAGCCTGTTGCCGCTCAAGTGCGCGAGTGGTTCCAACCGAGCGATCTAGCGATGGAGCTGATCAACAAGCACCGCGGACTCATCCCCGGACCAGGACTCACCACGGCAGTCCACGTCCGCCGCGGTGACAACTTGCTGCCTGATCACGACGGCTACTACGAGGTCCCCGGTGAGAGCTACTACCGGCGTGCGCTCGGGCACTTCGATGGCTACCCGGTGTTCTTCTCCGACGACATCGACTGGTGCATGAAGACGTTCCAGGATCTCGACGCTGTGTTCATCGTGCCGAACATCCTCACGGTTCCCGAGGATGGAATCGGAGAACGCGTCACTCCGGCGCTCGACTGGCTCGACATGCAGCTCATGGCACTCTGCGACTACCACGTCATCTCGAACTCGACGTACTCATGGTGGGGAGCGTTCCTCAGTGGTGATGCTGTCGTAGCGCGTCCGAAGTGTTGGTTCGGTCCGAAGATCGACTGGACCAACGTCGACTTGATGATGCCGAAAGGATGGTTCGACGTTCCGTGCTGATGAACTTCAACGAGCTGGTCACCAAGCACAACATGCGAATCAAGAGGGTTCTGCATGTTGGTGGGCACCTTGGTGAAGAAGCGAACGACTACCGACACAATGGCGTTCGTCACGTCACTTGGGTCGAAGCAGATCCGATCGTCGCTCGCGATCTTGAACGAGCGGTGCGACGCTTTCACCACCGAGTGATCAACGCACTCGTCACCGATCAAGACAACGTCGAGATGGAGTTCTACGTCACGAACGAGCAGAGCCTCTCGTCGTCGGTGCTGCATTTCGGTACGCACGCGAAGACGTCGCCGGACATGGTCGTCGAAGAAACGAAGGTGCTCACGTCACGCACGATCAACTCGCTGATGGCCGAAGGATCGCAGCGAGACTGGCGAGAGATCGACCTCCTGAACATGGACGTGCAAGGTGCTGAGCTGATGGTGCTGCGTGGGGCGACAGATCTGTTGCCTCAACTTCGCTACGTGCTCAGTGAAGTCAATCACCAAGACGTCTACCAGAGCTGCGCTCAGATCGAACAACTCGACGCACTGTTGCTTCCGTACGGACTGGTGCGCATGGACACGTACTTCACGATGGACGGCTGGGGCGACGCGCTCTGGGTCAAGCGAAAGGAACTCGCGAGTGATCAAGGTGCTAGTGACGGGCTACAACTGCCCTGAGTGGATCGGAAGGGGACTGGCGAGCGTTCGTGACCAAGATCTCGATGAACCGTTCGAGGTCTGTATGGTCGACGATGGATCGACCGACCCAGCGCAACGTGAAGCAATGCTGGCTGTGCTCGACACTGTCCCAGAAGTTCAGACGTGGCATCTGCTGCTCCGAGGATCGAACCGCAAGGCGACGTTCTCCGTGCAGCAGGCGATGATCATCCTTGACCCCGACCCCTACGACATTGTCGTGCTGCTCGATGGTGACGACTACCTCGCCCCGTGGGCGCTCTCGTACTTGCGCGACATGTACGAACGCGATGCCAACTGTTGGCTGACCTACGGACAGTACGAGCCCGTCCCACACAACACCGGGCAAGTGCTTGCGTCCGCGTACCCGCGTGAGGTGCTTGATCGTCGCACGTTCCGTCAGCACCCGATCGTCTTCAACCACCCTTACAGTTTCCGCTACTTCCTCTTCTCGAAGGTGCGGATAGCGGACGCGCAAGACGCATCGGGAAACTGGTTCCGCGCTGGGATGGACCAGGTGTACCTCTACCCGATGTTGGAGATGGCTGGGAAGCACCACATCCGGTTCATCGACAAGACGCTCTACTACTACAACGCTGTGAACCCGCGGAGCGAGACACACATCCAAGACGAGGAGCCGAATCCAGGAGAGCTGATTCGGTCCCTTCCGAAACGCGAATTGCTTCGACACCGCCCGTAAAGTCACGCTCCATGTGGGCAGTGACCGGGGCCGGGGGCTTCATCGGCGGGCACATGGTGAAGCGACTCATCGCGATGGGCGAAGACGTTGTCGGCATCGACCAGAAGTCGATCATGGACTGGTATCAGGTGCCGAGCGGCGAGGCGTGTCGCGCTGGCGTGAACCTCAGTCACGTCGACGACGCTGTGAAGGCACTGCACGGTGCCAAGCATGTGATCCACCTCGCCGCTGACATGGGCGGGATGGGCTTCATCGAGACGCACAAGGCCGAGTGCATGTTGAGCGTGCTCAGCTCGACGGCGGTGCTGATCGGAGCGGCCCGCAACCAGGCTCACGGGCTCTTCTACGCCAGCTCGGCGTGCGTGTACCCCGGCTACCTCCAGGACACCACGGGGGTGGCTGATGGGCTCCGTGAGGCTGATGCCTACCCGGCGATGCCCGAGGACGGCTACGGGTACGAGAAGCTCTTCTCTGAGCGGATGTCCCGGCACTTCATGGAAGACTTTCACCTTCCGACTTTCGTGGGCCGCTACCACAACGTCTACGGACCGCACGGGACGTGGGAGGGCGGGCGCGAGAAGGCGCCAGCGGCAATCTGTCGGAAGGTGATCGAGGCGAAGCTCAGCGGGATCCACGACATCGAGATCTGGGGCGACGGTGAGCAGACCCGGAGCTTCATGTACGTCGACGACTGCGTCGAAGGCACGCTGCGCCTCATGCGCTCGGACTTCCATGACCCCATCAACATCGGGTCCGATCGGCTAGTGACGATCAACGAGCTGGTGACGATCGTGGAGAAGATCGCGGGGATTTGGCTGGACAGGCACTACAAGCTGGATGCACCGTTGGGTGTGCGCGGCCGGAACTCCAACAACGAGCTGATCCGTGCGACGCTCGGGTGGGAACCCAAGGTCTCGCTCGAAGACGGGATGGCCGAGACGTACGACTGGATCTACTCTCAGATCACTCAGTGATCGTTGACGGAAGGAAGATCCTGTGCGCGTGAAGATCTTCCCTGCTGATCGAAGCGGGTGCGGCTACTACCGCTGCATCTTCCCCGCCCGAGCAGTGCAAGCGTCGGGTAACGAGCGAGTCGAAGTGTTCGTCGTCGATGACGACGAGAACCAGGACATGATCCTCAACGCGAAGTTCGGTGGAACGGTCGGTCGACCGCAGATCTTCGAGATCGACAATCCCGAGTGCGACGTGTTGGTGTTGCAGCGTCCGATGGACCGCAAACTCGTCGAAGCGATTCCGCTCATCCAAGCACATGGAACGGCCGTGGTGGTCGAGATCGACGATGACTTCGACACGCTCTCGCCGAAGAACCCGGCGTTCCGTGCAGCGAGTCCACGATTCAGTCCCGAGTCCAACTCGATGTGGTTCGGGCTCGCTCTCCAGACGTGTGACTACGTGATCACCTCGACCGAAGCGCTGCTCAAGCGCTACGGCCAACGTGGCAATGCCTGCTCGATCTCCAACTACGTCCCCGAGAGCTACTTCAAGACCGAGCCGTACACCAAGGGGATTCGAGAGGATCTCTGGATCGGCTGGCCGGGCAACCCGTTCTCGCATCCTGGTGATCTCGAAGTGGTGTCAACGTCGGTTCGCGACGTGATGCGTGAGCACGACAGCACCTGGCTCTACACCGTTGGTCACGATTCCACGATCAGTCGCTTCCAGTGTGATGAGTTCACTCCCGCGCGCACGCACGTAGCGCACTGGTCACCGTTGCTGGAGCATGCTCAATCAACATGCGAACTGGATGTCGGACTTGCTCCACTATCTCGCGTCCCGTTCAACACGGCGAAGAGCTGGATCAAGCCGTTGGAGTACGCAGCGCTCGGGGTCCCGTTCGTTGCATCGCCCACGCGAGAGTACCGGCGACTCCAGAAGCTGACGGGCGTTGGTGAGATGGCCGAATACCCGATCGACTGGAAACTCAGTCTGGGCAAGCTCGTCAGTGATGATGACTACCGAGCTGAACGTGCGGCGCTCCAGCGCGAAGCTGTGCGCACGCTGACCTACGAAGAACACCTCGACGAATGGGTGAACGCGTGGTCAATGGCTATGGCATATCGATCGGCCCGGTGAGCGGACGAGATTGGGTCCCACACCGGGGTGGGTGGTGTTTCGGCAGCTTCGTGCGCGTGTACGGAGGCCGCGACTTCGAGGTCGCCGTTGTCCACGTCGAAACCGGAATCTACTTCCGGATCACGGCCGGTCCTACGAGAGACGACGTCGTGGCCGCAGCGCATGACGGGATCGACCGAGAGCTTGATCGTCGGGCTCGAAAGCTCGGAGAACCCGACTGCGAGGTCACGGTGCTGACCAAGATCACTCGTAGGATGGTCGTGTGACCATCCCAACGAACCCCGTGCTCTGCTGGGCGTGCAGTCGCTACGACCGGTCTTCGTCTGACCTCATCCAGACATGTGAAGCGTTCCCCGATGGGATCCCCGTCGCGATCAACCCCTTGGGTGCTGATCATCGTCAGCCCGTAAAGGGAGATCACGGGCTGCAATTCGTTCTTCAAGATGGGTACAGCGAGTTGTTGTCTGACTACGAGGATGCGCAAGGCGGATAGATGGCTGCGCTCGACAACTGGCGCGAGTGGGATCCCGACAACAAGGCCGAGCTGCTCCGCCGTCTTCGACACGACTGGAAGTTGTGGGCGCGTGACGATCAGCTCCCGCCAACTAACGACGAGTGGCTCGTCTGGATGCTCATGGCCGGGCGTGGATCGGGCAAGACGCGCGCGGGAGCTGAGTACGCACGCGAGAAAGCGGAGTCGCACCCGAAGTGGCGCGTTGGTGTCATCGCACCAACGCATGGCGACTGCCGTGATATCTGCTTCGAGGGCGAGTCCGGGCTCATGGAGATCATCCCACCCGGCAACATCGAGCACTACAACCGATCGAATCTGGAGCTGATCCTGCGCAACGGCAGCCGGTTCAAGGGCTACTCCGCTGAGAAGCCTGACCGCCTCCGTGGTCCTCAGCACCATCTGCTGTGGTGCGAGGAAATCGCAAGTTGGCAATTCCCCGAGACGTACGACCAGGCGCAGTTCGGTCTGCGCTTGGGCGAGCGCCCGCGCACGATCATCACCACTACGCCGCGACCGACGCAGTTCATCAAAGACTTTGTCGAACGCTCCGAAGAGGAACCGAACTATGTCGTCATCTCGCGAGCGTCGACGTTCGACAACGCTGAGAACCTCCCGCAATCTCAACTTGACGAGCTGCGTCGTCGATACGCCGACACCTATCTTGGTCAACAAGAGCTGTATGGCGCACTCATCGACGACATTGAAGGCGCACTTTGGAAGCGAGCGGTGCTCGACGAGACGCGCATCACGCTCGCGCAACAGCCGCAGATGTCGCGTGTGGTGATCGGTGTCGACCCCGCAGTCACGTCGAACGAGAAGTCAGACGAGACCGGCATCATCGTGTTGGGCAAGGGGGTTGATGGTCAGGGCTACGTGCTTGGCGACTACTCACTCCGAGGCACACCCGACCAGTGGGCGCGCAAGGTTGTCGAGGCGTATCACGCGCATCGTTGCGACCGCGTCGTCGCCGAGGTCAACAACGGTGGCGAGATGGTGAAATACACGCTGCGAACGATCGAGTCGTCACTGCCGGTCAAGACCGTCACGGCCACCCGTGGCAAGGCCGTGCGTGCCGAACCGATCAGTGCGATGTACGAGCAGCGCAAGGTGCATCATGTCGGAATCTTCGGGGCGCTTGAAGATCAGATGTGTAGTTGGATTCCTGGTGAGACAGTCGGGCGCCGTGTCAAGAGTCCTGACCGCGTTGACGCTCTCGTCTGGGCTGGTCACGAACTTCTTCTCAAGTCTGGCGTGCCCAGCATGGCGGTCGCCCGACCCCGATGATATCGTCGCCGCTTCGTGGATAGCGAGATCAGCTTCAAGATCAAGGGGCACGCCGGTGCCGGTTGGTGGTGCGAAGAAACCACTGACAAGGAGCGAGTTCTCCGGGTGATGTCCACGCGCCTGAAAGACCGCACTGGGGCCGGTGAAGTCCTGATCGACGTGCAATGCTCGGAACTTCCTAGCCCGGAAGGTGATCGTGGCAACGACGCTCAACAAGCGTGAGACGATCCTCCACACAGCACAACGCTCGAAGTCGGGCGTGGCGTTGGAGGACATGGTCGATCGATGCGATGCGTCGTTGACCTACGTGCGCGCGGTGTTGCGTGACGCTGGTTACACGCCGACCGGGAAGCTGCGTTCCGGCAAGATCGTTTGGTCTCGCTGACGTAACGAACCGTCGACGTACGCCGACGGCTGTCATCGGAGCGTGTGATCACGCCACGTTCCGGATCCCCCCATCAGGAGAAACTGTGTGCCGTTTGCTACCCAGAAGAGTTTCGTTGCCACCTTCATCATCTGCGTAGCGGCGCTCATCGCGATCGCTGCGATGAGCACTACCGCTTCAACAAGAGAGCCTGTTCGAGCACAGCTCCAGGTTCGCAGTACCCAACCCTGCTCGATCGGTTGTGAGTGGGGGCCAACAGTTGCAGCGTCGTTGCAGCAGAAGCAAGACGTTCGCGATGCTGTGTTCGCCGCCATCGTTGAACAACAACGACTCGCTGCTGAACAGGCTGCGGCGGAAGAAGAAGCTGCGGCAGAAGCTGCGAAGCGAGCATCCCGCTCGTCGTCCACACGATCCACAACGTCATCCACAATGTCATCCACAATGTCATCCACAGAAGGTGGAACGGCGTGCGCGATTCCCGCGTACATCTGTGACCGCGAGTCGGGTGGTGATCTGACCGTCTACAACCACCAGGGCTCAGGGGCGTCGGGGAAGTACCAGTTCATGCCAAGAACCTGGAACGGCTACGGCGGCTACGCGAACGCTGCGGATGCTCCCGAGGCAGTGCAGGATGCGAAGGCAACGGAGCTATGGGCCGGTGGAGCAGGTTGCGGCCACTGGTCCGCCTGTTGATCGCGAAACAGGCGCGCGGAGCCGCGCGCGCGTGAACCCTCAGGTCTAGGATCGGCGACACTCCGGTCACAGTCTTGAAGGGGCTCAGATGGCAGATACACACGTTTCCTCCCCGCTCCGCCGACACTTCTCGGTGAGCGGGGAGGATCCGTACGCGCAGGTTGAGTGGGAGATCAGCACTGCGCAGGTCGGCACGTTCGTGCAGGAGAACGTGTGCTTTCCGAAGACGTGGTCAGCCGATGCTCGCAACATCGTTGCTCAGAAATACTTCCGGGGAACGCTCGGCACACTGGAGCGTGAGACGTCACTCCAGCAGGTGATCGAGCGCGTCGTCACGACGATCGTGAAGTGGTCGTTGGCGGACCGCGGCTCCCTCTCCGACCCTCAGATCGAAGATGTGCTCGCTGACGAACTGCGCACGCTCATGCTCGATCAGCGCATGGCGTTCAACTCGCCGGTGTGGTTCAACCTCGGTGTTCCCGGTGAGGTGCAACAGGGCAGTGCGTGCTTTATCCTCTCCGTTGACGACGACATGGACTCGATCCTGAACTGGATCCACGAAGAGGGCCGGATCTTCAAGCACGGATCCGGTGCTGGTGTGAACCTCTCCAAGATTCGTGCGAGCAGTGAACACCTCAAGGGCGGAGGCACCGCGAGCGGGCCGGTGAGCTTCATGCGGGGCGCTGACGCGTCGGCCGGGACGATCAAGTCAGGCGGCAAGACGCGCCGCGCCGCGAAGATGGTCCTGCTCGACGTCGATCACCCCGACGTCGAAGAGTTCATCTGGTGCAAGGCGAAGGAAGAGCGCAAGATCCGTGCGCTCGAATCGGCGGGCTTCGACATGGGGCTCAACGGCGAAGATGCTCACTCGGTGCAGTACCAGAACGCCAACAACAGCGTGCGCCTCAGCGACTCATTCATGGAGGCAGCAACGGCCGCTGGAGATGCCCCGTGGACGCTCACACCCAGGGTCAACGGTGACAACACCCAGGTCTCAGCGCACGACCTGCTCCACCAGATCGCTCAGGCAGCCTGGGAATGTGCTGATCCCGGCGTGCAGTTCTCGGGCACGATCAACGGGTGGCACACGCTCAGCGCCCACAGCCCGATCAACGGCTCGAACCCGTGCAGCGAGTACCTCTCGATCGACAACTCGGCGTGCAACCTCGCCTCGATCAACCTGCTCAAGTTCCTGCACACCGACTCCACCTTCGACATCGAAGGTTTCCGCCAGGCTGTGCGGATCACCATCACCGCGATGGATGCGATCGCCGGGAATGCCGACTACCCGACCGAAGCAATCGGCGAGAACACCCGCAAGTTCCGCCAGCTCGGTCTCGGCTACACCAACCTCGGTGCGCTGCTCATGGCCGTCGGCGTGGCGTACGACTCCGACGACGGGCGCGCCATCGCCGGTGCGATCACCTCGTTGATGTGTGGACAGGCGTATCTCCAGTCGAGCGTGCTCGCAGAACGCACCGAACCGTTCTCGGAGTGGGACAAACACAAGTCAGCGACAATGGGCGTGCTACACCGACACACCGACGCAGCGAAGCTCGAACACCAGACGCAACGTGCGCGTAACGGAGCTGCTCATCCGCTCATCGCTCCGGTGTTCCGCGCAGCAGTCGACGACTGGGAGTCAGTCGTCATCGAAGCTGATCGCGTGGGCGTGCGCAACGCTCAAGCGTGCGTGCTTGCTCCCACGGGGACGATCTCCTTCTTCATGGACGCAGACACGACTGGCATCGAACCCGAGTTCGCGTTGGTGAAGACGAAGACGCTGGTCGGTGGCGGCACGATCGAGACAGTCAACCGAGGCATGGTGCAAGCGCTCACGAATCTTGGCTACAACCACATCGAACGAGACACCATCTACGAGTACCTCTCGACCCGTGGCGAGTTGGGCGGGCTGATCCGAGACGAGCATCGCGAGATCTTCGCCACGTCTGTCGGAGCGGACGCCATCCACTACAGCGCTCACGTCAAGATGCTCGCCGCCGTGCAACCGTTCCTCTCTGGGGCAGCGAGCAAGACCGTGAACCTCCCCGAAGACGCCACGGTTGCGGACTTCATCGACGTAATCACCACGGCGTGGGAGACCGGCGTCAAGTGCTTGGCGCTCTACCGAGACAACTCGAAGGCGACCCAGCCTCTCAACATCGGCATCGAGAAGACAACCGCGGTGCTGGCCGAGCCCGCACGCAAGAAGCTCGAAACTCAGCGTCGGGCGCGCACGTACAGCTTCCATGTTGGCGAGTGCAAGGGCTACATCACGGCGGGAGAGTACGACGACGGCAAGCTCGGTGAGCTGTTCATCAAGGTGGCGAAGAACGGATCGACGCTCGCCGGGATCATGGACAGCTTTGCTATCAGCGTCAGCCTCGGACTCCAGTACGGAGTTCCGCTCGCTGCGTACGTCGACAAGTTCATGCACACTCGCTTCGAGCCGATGGGCATGACCAACGACTCCGACGTGCGCATCTCCAGCTCGATCGTCGACTACGTCTTCCGGCGCCTTGCTCTCGACTACCTCAGCTCCGACGAGCGAGAGACGCTCGGCATCGTCTCGACCGGTGAACAGATTCAGCAGATGGTTGCTCAGGACATCGAGAGGCCCTCGGCGGCTCAATCACTCGGCGTTGTCTGCACCGAGTGCGGGTCTGGGATCCTCCGCCGTGCAGGTTCGTGCCTCTCATGCGAAAGATGTGGCGCGAGTACCGGTTGCGGGTGATCGTCCACTGATACCCTCCCCGTTCAGGAGGGCGGAGGGGTACGGAGGACGTCCGGTTGGACGTGGTGATCAAGGGGGACCTGGAGCAGTCTGAGCTGTCCTGGTTCGAGCGAGGTGCGTGTCGTGGCCGCGGCCCTGATAGCTGGTACGTGGTCGATGAGAGCGACCCCGACGAGTCCCGAGAGACTCCCCAGCGGTACGAGCGCGCCGTCAGCATTTGCGACGTCTGCGTGGTGAAGACAGCGTGCCTCGACTACGCGTTGGAGCACCGGGAGTGCTGCGGCATGTGGGGCGGGAAGACCCGCTCGCAGCGGTTCTCGATCATTCGTCGACGGCGCAAGGCGGCGAAGAAGGCGGCGAAGATCGAGTTCGCCGAGACCGCTCCCGGCGTCTTCGAGATCCGATGATCGACGGGATCACTTTCGTCGTGCTCGCTCTTGGAGCATTCCGCATCACGCGTCTCATCGTCGTAGACACGATCCTCGATGACGCTCGGGAGGCCACAGTCGGTCGGCTTGACCCCGATGGGAAGCTGGCCGAGCTGTTCGGATGCCCGTGGTGCATCGGATTCTGGATCTGCATCGTCATCGCGATCATCTGGATGTTGGCCCCAATAAACACCGAGCGAGTCATGTTGCCCTTCGCACTGTCGGCCATAGTGGGGCTCGTCGCGACCAACTTGGAGTAGCCCGTGGCGTTGAACCCGTTCCGGAGACGAGCTGATCCGTCTCCGCGCGTCATCCGAGCTGCCGCCCAGCAAGTCTCCATCGGGGACTTTCAACAGGCACAGCAGCTTGCACTGACGCGCCAAGCGTGGCAACCGCGAGCGTGGGGCTACTACCACAGTGTTGGCGAGATCCACTACGCCGCGCAGTTCGTCGGCAACGCACTCAGCCGCATCCGTCTCGTCGGAGCGGAGATGGAACCGCCGACCAACAAGGAAGACGCTCCCGAGCCCATCCCCACGAAGGACAAGAAAGTTCAAGAAGCCGTCGACGCATTGCAGTCTGAGCGCGGCGGTCAGTCGTCGTTCATGCGCAACCTTGGGATCAACCTCTTCATCCCCGGCGAAGCGTGGTTGCTCGGTTACGAGAACGATGACGGCGACACTGTGTGGGAAGTGCTGTCGATCAACGAGCTGATCATCCAGCCCGGCGACTCCAGCGCGTACCGCCGTCACACGCCCAACTCTCCACCGATGCCGCTCAACAAGGACGCGTTGCTGATCCGCGTGTGGCAGGAAGATCCGCAGTGGTCGTACCTCGCCGATTCAGCGATGCAGACGATCATGGACGAGTGCGAGAAGCTCATCGCACTCACGAAGGCTGACAAGGCGATCTCGCGCTCGCGATTCGCAGGTTCCGGCTTGCTGTTCATCCCGAACGAGCTGGTGCCTCCGGCTGAGCAGCCCGACGGATCCGGAACCGATGTCGACGCCGCAGAGAACCCGCTCTTCAAGCAGCTCACCGAAGCGATGATCGAGCCGCTCAAGAACGAGGGCCACCCGTCGTCGGTCGTCCCCGTGGTGTTGTTCGGCCCGAGCGAGTACGGGGAGAAGATCAAATACTTCTCGTTCGAGCGCGAGGCCGACAAGGCGAGTGAGCAACGACGTGACGCAGCGATCACGCGCATCGCCACGGCGATCGACCTCCCGCCCGAGATTCTGCTCGGCAAGGGTGACGTCAACCACTGGACGGCGTGGCAGATTCACGAAGAGACGTTCCAGGCACACCTGGAGCCGCTCGTCCAGATGATCTGCTCGGCGCTCACGCAGGGCTACCTCCAACCCGCACTCAAGCGCGCGGGCGTGAAGGATCCCGAGAAGTACGTTGTCTGGTACGACGCTTCCAAGCTGATCGCCCGACCCGACCAATCCGAAACTTCGCAGCAGCTCCACGCCGTCGGAGCGCTCAAAGCGTCGTCGATGCGACGTGCGAACGGCTTCGACGAAGACGATGAACCCGACGACGAGGAGTACGCCAAGCGCGTTGGTCTGTTGCTCCAGGTTCCTGAACTGGCGCTCACCGGCAAGATGCCTGATCCGCCTCCAGCTCCCGAACCCCCGCCTCAGTTCGGCGGCAAGCCACCCGAAGTCGATGAAGACGGCAATCCTCCCGATCCTGCTGATCAGGAGAAGCCCGCAGAGGGCAAGGCCAGTCCCGGCAACGTCACGAAGGGGACACCCGACTCGAAGACGCCGGGAGCTGATGCCCCTCCCAGCCCGAACGGCAGCGGCAAACAAGCCAAGAAGGGCACCACGGCAGCAGCCAGCCAGCGCGGGCACAAAGTCCCGATCGGCCAGCAGCTCGCTCAGCTCGACATCGACCTGATGACGCGCTTGCGCACGCAGATGGACGCCGTGCTCACGGAAGCGCTCACGCGCGCTGGCAACCGTGTGCTGAATCGTGCGTCCAAGGACCAGCGGTACAGCGACATCGTCACTGGAGTCCCGAAGGAGAACGTCGCAGGACGACTTGGTCCGGCGATCGTCGCGTCACTCAACCTCAACGACGATGATCTGCTCAAGGGCAGCTTCACAGCGTTCACGGCTCAGGCAGCGGAGACCTTCAAGGCAGCACAGCGGAGGCGTAACGAGCTGATCGCTCGCTACCTTCGAGAGAACGACGAGCGCGACTACGCCGAAGCGGACCAGCTCGACGAGACCTACGCCGAGCGCGATCGCACTGCTCGGGACTTCGGGGTCGCTGCGCTTGGGGTCGCTTTGCTCACGCTCGCATCGAAGCGGCTCTACGACCCGCTTGCTGATGCCCCCACAACTCAGGGCGAGTTCGATGGTGTGACCGTCCCCGGCGACATGGTTCGTCGCATCATTGAGTCGGCCGGAGGAACGGGATCGGGACTCCACGTCTTGAGTGACCAGACACTCACCGAGACAGCAGGCGGCATCGGAACTGGCGCCGTAGCGCGCGACATCCTCGCTGACAACGGAGTGCGGACGGCCAACTACCAATGGGTCTACGGACCGGCGATCCGCTCCACGTTCGAGAGCCATGCTGATCTCGACGGCGAAGAGTTCTCCGGGTGGGACGACGAAGCTCTCTCGGTGCAGCCGGGTGACGAGTGGCTCGGCGTTGAGTATTACCACCCCGGTGATCACAAGGGCTGTCTCTGTTCGGTCGCCCCCGTGTTCGACGGGATGCTTGCAGACTTCGACACCCAAGAAGCGATCACGGCCAGCCCCAATGGTCACCGCTAACCAGCGACTGGTCGTCGAGCTGGGCGACTACCCCGGCCACCCGTTCCGCGGAAACCAGTGGACGAAGGTTGACGCCGATGATGGTGATGGGTTCAGTGAACTCAAGAACGGTGTCGACCTCACCGATCATCATTACGCCGCCGACAAGGCTGGGTCCAAGTCCCCGCTGCTCGTCAACGACGAACGCATTCAGACGGGCGTGCCGATCAAGCTCACCGGGCTCCACGTTGCCGAGAACCGCGGAGCTGAAATTGTGAAGAATGGGTTCACCGACCCGATGCGCAGCGGTGGCAAGGCAGGAGCGGGAACGTACCTGCACATCGCCGGGGATCGCAGCGGTGACTACGCACACTTCGTGCGCGCCGGAAACGAATCCGCAGCGAAGAACCCGAATGCTCGCCAGATCAGTACCGACGTCACGCTCCAGAACCCCGTGGTGATTCGCCTCGGACTCGGTGCCAAGCTGGAGAACGAAGACCTGTACGACGCTCTCGCCTCGGCGCGCAACGAGCCACGGGACAAGGTGTGGGCCGACTCGACGACGCTCTCCAAGACGCTCACACGCGATGAGAACTTGGCGTCACCGATCGACCGTGCAATCACGAAGATGTTCCAGGAAGCCGGACACGACGGGCTTGTGATCCTCAAGCCGTCGGGCAACGGCGGGCACGGTTCGATGGCGGTCGTGTACGACCCCGAGAACATCACCATCAGGGATTCGAAGCCGCTCGGAGCCGGGAAGGACAAGACGCTCGCCGCGGCACTGGAGTTCGGCGACTACCCCGGCCACCCGTTCAGAGGGAACCAGTGGACGAAGGTTGAGGGTGAAGGGAGCAAGGAGTCAGGCTCCAGATTCGGTGATCAGACGACTCGTTTGATGTCCGAGGGCGGTCCTGCGCACGCTCCGTACATCCGCAGGATGAGCGAGCAGCTCGCCAAGTTCTCGAAGGTCACCGGCATCGCTCCAACGATCACGCGCGCCACTGGCAACATCGCTGACCGCCGCGGCGCACTCGCTGTCACGTCGCTCACCGAGAAGTATGGATTGCGAATCGACCTGAACCCTGAACTGCTGACGAAGGAGAACCTCGACGGGCTGTCCGACAAGAAGTTCTTCTCTCCGGGGACGAGCACTCCCGAAGGATTGATCACGCACGAATGGGCGCACGCTGCTGTTGCGCAGATGACGCACGACGGCGAGTTTGACAGCAGTTTCGGCGCTGGTGGGCGCTGGGACAGGTCCCCATACCCCGACACCGGTGACGTGTGGCGCCCATCGACTATTGCTGTTCTCGACGCATTCAGCAATGAGACCGGACAGTACGAGAAGTGGGAGTCCGCTGCGAACGATGTTTCGAGGTACGCGAAGACGAACGCGTCAGAGTTCCTCGCCGAGACCTACACCGACGGCAAGCTGAACCCCGGAGCTTCTGAGTACGCCAAGCAGTTTGCAGACTGGTTCGACGGGCGCGTCGCCGAGCATGCAGTCAACAACGATCCGATGATCAAGCAGACCCGCGAGTCGATCGCAGCATCTATCGATGGTGATTGGCAGCCTCAGTGGTTGGAGTTCGGCGATTACCCAGGCCATCCGTTCAGAGGGAACCAGTGGACTGACGGCGCTGGCGAAGAGAAGATCGACGTTGAGAAGTTCATCGCCGAGCACCCGCGCAAGGACGGCGAAGAGCTGTTCACCTGGCAAGGACGGGTTGTTGCCGACCTCTCACCGCAGCAGCAGAGCGACGTGCTGTTCCACGTTCGCGAGCGATACGAACCGAGCCCGGTCGTTGCCGAAGGGCTCAAGCGGTTCATCGAAGAGAAGGGTTTGCCCACCGACATCATCGACTCGATCATTGACACGCCTGTCGCTGTGCAAGAAGCCGACGCTGTTGCGCGCTACTTCGAGCGCACGCCCGATCAGTCCGATGATCCGAAGGTGATCGCTGCGTACGAGGATTTCAAGCGCCAGTCCGCAGAACAGTGGGACTTCATGGTCAAGCCTGAGTCCGAGGGTGGCATGGGCATCAGGGTCGAGTTCACCGACAAGGTCAACCCGTACGCCACGGCAGCGGACCAGGCGCGCGACATCAACGAGAACCGGCGAGTGGTGATTGAGTCCGGGCTCGGTGGGGCGCACGACGCCACGATGACGACTGAGGAATACGACCGCTTCCGAGCCGTGCATGACGTGTTCGGCCACGCTGGAATCGGTGGTGGTTTCGATCGACACGGCGAGTACCAGGCGTGGCTTGTTCACGCCGCCATGTACGAAGGCGCCGGACGCGACGCCATGTCGACCGAGTACCACGGCGTGAACTCGGCGTCGTGGTCTGGAGCAGAAGGGTCCCCAGGGACGGGCAAGAGCTTGCTGCTTCCCGAGAAGTGGTCGAACCCTCCGTGGGATCGCGAGGGGCTCACCGCTGCGGGAGTTCGTTCAACGAAGGCCGCAGAGAAGATCGCCTCCGCACTCGATCTCGACGCTGCGTTCGCTCGCCGATTCGACAAGCTCCCGTGGCACCCGCTCCCCAAACGCAAGAGTGCGGAGTTCGGCGACTACCCCGGCCACCCGTTCCGCGGGAATCAGCACACTGACGCAGCCGGGGGTGACAAGGAAGACAGCGGCTTCGCCGAAGCCAAGAAGCCGAGGGGGAACTCCGATGTCGAGCGCCCGGAAGGAACGTCATCGTACGAGTGGGAGTACGACCTCCGCTCGTTGGAGAATCCCGACATCGCCGGGGGCACGCAGGGCAACCGCTCGCACCTCATCACGCCGATCATCAAGAACGCTGGCTATGACCCCGGAGACTGGGTTGATGAAACGACACAGCTAAACGAGTACGGCGACGAGCTGTGGCCGACGAAGCATCTCACCAAGGACTTCTTCGATGAGTACCCCGCTGTCAAGGCGAAGCTGGAAGAAGTCGCCAAGCAGCCGTGGACAGCCGAAGCGCACGGCACAACGGTGCGCGAAGGCGTCTTCGGCTTCATCAGACTTGCTGATCGGCTCTACGAACTCGGATCGAAGACAGCGTCCGGAATGGAGTTCGGCGACTACCCCGGCCACCCGTTCCGCGGAAACCAGTGGACGGATGGTGAAGGCGGCTCGTCGCTCGACGTCTTCAAGGGACCAGCGCGCACGAACGAAGCGACGATGTCAGCCTTCTCGAAGGAGATTCAGGACAAGATTTCTTCGAACCTAGAGAAGAAGTTCGGTGTCACCGCAGCGCAGGGCAAGGCGAACATCGAAGCGTTGCTCGACCGTGCGAAGGGCACAGCGGTGTGGGCAGCAGGATCGCAGTGGTATCAGAAGGCGAACGATGACGCAACGGAGATTGCAGCGCAGTTCGGACTGTCCGAGGAGACGATCGTCGGAGCGTTCGCTGCGATTAGTCCCGGAAAGTATTGGGACGAGGAAGAAGTCGAAGTGCGGGCGATGGCCGAGTATGTCGGCAGTGACCAGCCGCTCAATCTCTCGGACGACCGCATGGAACTGCTGAACGCTCAGCTCGAAGCGATCGGTGAGCGTGCGGAGAACGGAACGAAGTTCTCCGAGTTCAGCGATCGTGGCGCTGTGTTCGCCATGCGTCAGCAGTACCTCGATGACGGCGGCGCTGGCTGGGGGATCGGCAAGAGCTACGACAACTACGAGAAGGGCGTGTCGATTCTGCGGGGGGCCGATCCCGACGACGTGCTGAACGGTGTCAAGGTTCGCAGCTTCTACAACAACATCGGCAACCCGGACGACCCGAGTGACGTCACGGTCGACATTCAGATGGTGCAGGCGTTCGCCAACGACAAGCAGGCTGAGAACAGTTCGTCCGTGATGGGCGCCCCGTCCATCTCCCGCAAGGGTGAGGGCAAGACCGAGATCGGTCCGACCCCGCTCGTCGCTGATGTCTTGCGGGAGGTCGCTAGTTCCTATGATATAATTCCGCAACAGGCTCAAGCGATCGCCTGGATGCAGTGGAAAGCCGAGAACCCTCCGGCGTCGAAGCGATGAAGACCATGAAGAGACTCGATCCGTTCAAGGGTGTGGACCCTGAGAACGACCCCACGCCCGAGAATCTCTGGCTGACTGAGTTGATGAATGCCACCACTCCTGGAGAGGTAGAGCGCATTCGCGGGCGCAAGCCCATCACTGCTGCTGCTGCTGCTGATGGTGATTGGACGCCCCCGTTGGAGTTCGGCGACTACCCCGGCCACCCGTTCAGAGGGAATCAGTGGACGGATGGCGGCGGATCCAAGCAGAGTGCTCTCACGGCTGACCAGTTTGCCAAGAAGCTCGGGAATCAGACTGGCCCTCGACTCTTCAAAGCGCGTGATGCTGGACCTGCGATGGTGAAACTCATGGATGGTCGTCCCGAGTTGAAGGAGCAGATGGATGCGTTGTTAGCGCAACCAGGGACCAAGGACCGTCTCGACGCGTACTGGGAGAGCAACCAGCGTGGTCCGCGCCCAGACGACTACACGGCACTCGCGACCGAACGAGCTGACAACTACAAAGTCGAGTGGGATCGCTTCGGGTCCAACGAGCTGGGCGTCACGACGGTAGCGATTCAGCAGGCCACGGCGGACGAGTTCAGCGCAGTCTCTAGTGGGTTCAACAACTACCGCAAGGATGCTCTCGATTCAGAGACCAACCGAGAAGCGACCGACCTCACCTCATCCGAAGGAGAGATAGCGCGCGCGTACGTTCGAGCGGAGTACGACGCAACGCAGTCGTACTTTGCTGATCGTGGGCTCAAGCCAGACGACGAGGTCACACTGCTTCGTGGGACATCGCTCACTGATTCAGATGGCAACGAGCTTCCGATCCCAGCGGGATTTCCTCCCCGTGGTAGCGACACGGAGTCCAAGGTCGATACGACGTTGAACCCAGCATCGTCGTTCACCTTCGATCCGAAGGTTGCTGCGATGTTCGCCGATTCTTCTGCGGGCGGGTGGGTGTTGCGCGACACGGTGAAGGTGAGCGACATGCTCTCCATCCCGAAGATTGGCCGTGGCGTGGGCACCGAGGCAGAGGTTCTCGTCAAAGGCGGAACGCGTTCACTCGACGTGAAGTTCCGACCAGCAGAGTTCTGATGGCCTTCTACCTCGACGACCCGAAGATCCAACGCCGGAGTCGCAACCTCGCGCTCGCGTGGATTCCTCCGTGGGAACGAACGGAGTTCGGCGACTACCCCGGCCACCCGTTTCGCGGGAATCAGCACACTGACGCAGCCGGGGGCCGTCAGGCGACGAGTGACTACCACGATTCTGATGAGCCAGGCCCATACGGTAACGGGAAGGTGCTGCAAGCGAAGCACGACGGGAAGGTCGTCGGTGAGCTGGAACACAAGATCAGCGGTCGCACGCTGACGCTCTACAACATCAAGGTCGACTCCTCCGTGCGGCGCCAGGGCGAAGCGAGCAAGATGCTTGATCACCTCGTCGAGCGACACAACGTGGCTCGGGTGCAGGTTGCCACGACGTTCACTGATGATGGTCACGGTTGGATGCTCGATTGGGAACGGAAGCACCCAGATCTCATTGCCCCGAAGGACGACTGGGCGAAGCTGCACGACCGCATGTACGAGCGGAGGATGGCGGAGAAGACATCGGCGTCACTCACCGTCTTCGCGTACGAGACGTTCGGCGACTACCCCGGCCACCCGTTCCGCGGAAACCAGTGGACTGACGCAGCCGGGAACAGTGTCGCTGAGAAGAGCAACGACCCGCCCGAAGGGGCGAGACCCGAGTTCAAGGAGGGTGACGACTACGACAAGTACCGCCCGCGTGATCAGGCGTGGAAGGCGCAGATGGAGCGTGCGCTCTCGATGGGCACGATCACCGAGAAGGATGCCGAGAAACGCGGGTTCTACTCGACGTACTCCACCGACGGTTGGAAGCCGCTTCCCGACACGCTGTATCACGTCACGACTGCGAAGGACGCTGTCGAGCGCGACGGGCTCAAGACACGCGACGAACTGGACATGGGCAGAGGAGCTGGGCTCGGCGGCGGTGAGTCGGACACGATCAGCTTCACGACCGATCCAGACATCGCAGCAGCGGTTGAGTACGGACTCCGCGAGATGCACCAAGCCGCCAACGGTGAGATCACGCCCGCTGAGCTGATCGCACGCGCTGAACGCCCCGACGCTGACGAAGCACCGAAGCCGTTCGTCACGGACATGATGCAGTACCACGACAGAAACTGGCAGCCAGGACAGCCGTATCCCGAAGGCGTGCGCAACCTGCTCTCTGGTGAGAAGCGACTCAGCTATGCCGAGGGCGGCAGCATAACCAAGCCGACCACGGAAACAGAAGCGGCGGAGAAGGGCTGGCGTCCGGCTGACTCAGCAATACCGATCGTTGGTGGCGACGGCATCGAGCGTTACATGAACTGGGTCCGACCGATGACGCCTGACGAGAAGACCGAAGCAGAGGTCGACTGGTACAAGCACTATTCGTACTGGCGAGACGCAGCAGGTGGGCGCACCGATCCGTTGTTCTTCACCTCGGACACCAAGGCGCTCGCAGCGATGAACCCCGACCAGTTCGCCACGTTGAAGTTCACGCCAGCACCAGGAGCCCAGGGCTACCAGACAAGCGGCATGGCCGAGTGGCGCACCAAGACGGGCGACGCAGTTCAGCTCGATGGAGTTGCCGCAGCGTTGGAGTTCGGCTAAAAACCGCCTGACGATCCCTAAGGTCACCATCGCCGAGCTGGGCTAAAAACCGCCTGACGAAACCAGGTGGCGCCAAATCTCGCCGGTATCGTCCGCGGTCATGGTCTCTATCGTTGCGCGCCGTGGGTACGAGCAGTTCTTGATCGACGCTGGTGAAGGCCGAGGGCAGGTCTTCGACGCCGTCCAGAATCGCCTCTTCGAACCGTTCGCCATCGACGACATCGTCGCCCGTGGCTTCTGGATCCCGACGACGACCTCGCTCATCGAGGCGAGCGTCATGGAGAAGATCGAAGCCGCGTTGCCGTTGGACACGGTCACCGCTGCGGGCAAGTCCGGCATCAAACGCGGCAAGGGTCCGGGTGAGTTCACGCTCACGCTGATCGACGAGGCCGAACCGACCATCGATGGTCGCGTGTTCGATGGCGACGCTGTGACGTGGCGGGACCCCCCGCTCTCGCTCATGTACCTCACCGAGAACGTGCGCGACGGGCACAAGGGCGCCAAGGTCGGGGGTTCGATCCAAGAGATCTGGCGCGAGGGTTCGAAGATCCTCGGCCGCGGCACGTTCGAGTCCGGTGACAACGGCCAGGAGCTGCGGCGGCTCATGGATGAAGGAGCGCTCACGGGTGTCAGCTCCGACGTCGGCGGCGCACTCGTCATCGACGAACTGAGCGAAGACGGTTCGAAACAGAGTCGGATCACCACGGGCAAGATCATGGGCGCCACCGTGTTGCCTTTCCCGGCGTTCGACGACACGCGCGCCGCCATCGCTGCTGCTGCGGTCATCGTTGCTGCGATCCCGGAGAACCCTCCGGCCGAGTGGTTCGAGAACCCGAAGCTCTCCGGACCGATGCCGTTCACCATCGACGAGATGGGGCGCATCACCGGACACGCAGCGCTCTGGGGTACGTGTCACATCGGCACGACCGGCCAGTGCATCACGCCGCCGAACTCGCGTCACGACTACGCCTACTTCCACACCGGCGAGGTGTTCTGCGCCGACGGGAAGCGTCGAGCCGTCGGAACGGTCACGCTCGGCACCGGTCACGCCAAGCTCGCACTCGGCTACCGACCTGCTGCGGAGCACTACGACAACACTGGCACCCAGGTTGCTGATGTCGTCACCGGTGAAGATGCTCATGGCGTCTGGGTCGCCGGAGCGCTGCGACCGAACGTCTCGCCGGAGCGCCTACGCGAGCTGCGTGCATCAGCACTGTCCGGCGATTGGCGATCGGTTGGCGGCGGACTGGAGTTGGTTGCGCTGCTCGCCGTCAACACGCCTGGCTTCCCGATCCCGCGCACGCGGGCGAGCTTCTCCGACGAGGCCCCGCTTGCGATGGTCGCAGCCGGGATCCCCGGCACCGAGCACACCCACGAACAGGAGACGCCCGTGGCCGAAGATGAAGCGACGACCGCCAGCGCCAACTCGAACTGCAACTGCGGTTCGGGTGAGGCGGAGCTGGCCGTCGAAGAGATGAGCGTCGAGGAGATGCAGTCCCTCAGTGATCGCCTCGACGGCATCGAGACGGCACTCACTGCCATCGCGACGCACGTTGCTGAGCGCACGCTGCGGGAAGCTCCGAGCTTGGTCTGAGGTCGTGTCCACTCCGAAGACACGCTCTCTGGAGGTCTACCAGGGGGACGACTTCGCCAAGGAGCTTCGCTTCGCGCGTGCGTTCGTCGAAGCGGATATCACCACCGGGTCCGACATCATCAGGAGCACTGGATGTCTTGGCCGGTTCGAGACGTACTACGCAGGCTCGGTGATCCGTGGCTACGGAGTCCCCAACGGCACGACACTGATCAGCGCAGCACTCACCGAAGCGCAGATGTCGGCCGTAGCCACCGAAGACGTTCCCTCAGTTGATGTGAAGCGATACCAGTACGCGATCGCTCCGTTCGATCTCACTGGCTACACCTTCCTCGCCCAGATTCGTGCGCAACCGCGTTGGGCGAGTCCACCGCTGCTGACCTTCTCGATGGGACTCGCTAACGCAGCAGTCGGTGAGATCACCATGACGGCGAATGACACTCAGACGACAGTGCTTCCGACGAATGGGTGGTGGGACTTCCAAGCAACGCTCAACGGGATCACCACGACGTGGATGCGCGGCCCCGTGATTTCAGGGCGCGAGATCTCGCGAGTCCCATGACCGACGTCCTGCTGATCCAGGTCGACGCGTCGAGCCCCGCCGACTTCGATGTCGCTCTTACTCAGGGCGAGTTCGACATCTTCGAGGGCGGTCCCATCGGACCTCAGGGACAACAAGGCCCAACTGGCCCAACTGGCCCCGCGGGCGTCACCGGAGTGACCGGAGTGACCGGCGCAACTGGCGTCGGCACGACGGGTGCAACTGGTCCTCAAGGCACAACCGGCGCAACTGGCGTCGGCACGACGGGTGCAACTGGTCCTCAAGGCACAACCGGCGTCACCGGCCCAGCGGGTGCGGGCGTGACCGGCGTCACCGGCGCAACGGGCGTGACCGGCGTCACCGGCGTCACCGGCCCAGCGGGTGCGGGCGTGACCGGCGTCACCGGCGTGACCGGCGCAACGGGTGCGGGAGTGACCGGCGCAACTGGCGTCACTGGCCCCGCGGGTGCTGGCGTCACCGGCGTGACCGGAGTGACCGGCGTCACCGGCGTGACCGGCCCGGCGGGTGCGGGAGTGACCGGCGCAACGGGAGTGACCGGCCCAGCGGGTGCGGGAGTGACTGGCGTCACCGGCGTGACCGGCGCTGGAGTGACCGGCGCAACGGGCGTCACCGGAGTGACCGGCGTGACCGGCGCAACAGGTCCGACAGGTCCGACGGGTGTCACGGGCGTCGGCGTCACCGGCGTCACCGGAGCAACGGGTGCTGGTGGGACTGCTGGTTCGTACAAGACTCAACTACTCCTGATGGGCGGATGACATGCCAGCCACGTTGAAAGTGCTCGGCCAGGCGGCTCCACTCGCCGCGACCGAGACGGATCTCTACACGGTGCCGGGAGCTACCTCGACGGTCGTCTCGACGGTGATGATCTGCAACCGCAGCGCTACACCGACGACGTTTCGGCTTAGCATCGCGGTTGGCGGTGGAGCAACAACAAACCCGGACTACATAGCGTTCGACGCTCCGATCGGAGCGAACGACGTCATCGGTCTCACCATCGGAGCGACGCTCGCCGCCACCGACAAGATCAGATGCTACGCGACGCTTGCGACCGTGTCGTTCTCGGCGTTCGGTGAAGAGAACACCTGATGGCGGTCGAGACGCTCGCTCCCTCGACCACCGGCGCGTCGGGTGCATCAGGACTTGCTGGTGCGACGGGCGCGAGTCCGACCGGACCAACAGGCCAAGGTGGCGAGCGTGCAGTGGCGGCGCTCGGGTTCTTCGGTGATGGAAGCGACGGGGCATGGAATCCGGACGGCACGGACGGAGCGCTCGCGTTCTACACGTACGGGGTGTTCTTAGGGTTTGGCGTCTACACGCTCACGCGCGACATCTATCTCACGTCGTTCACGTCATCGATCTCCATCATCGCCCCTTCGGGCTTCCGCATCTTCTGCACCGGGACATTGACTCTCAGTGCTGATTCATTCATCGTCCGCACCGGAAGCGCCGCTAGCGGCCAAACCGCTGGCGCTGCTCTCGTTGCTGGAACAATCGGCGGTAGCGGAGCGGGGAGTAATGGAGGGTCTGAGGGCACAGCACTTTCGGCATCAGCGATCTTTCAATCGATCGGAGCTGACTCTGGTGCAGGTGGGTCTTCGGCAGGCGGCGGGGGCATCGGCGGAGGTGCGACGGGTGCGAACGTCAACCGGCCAACTGCGGCGGAAGGCGGCGTCCCCAAGACTCCTGTCATGGCGACCCTCGCGCGAGTCGTTGGCGCTACCACCCTGGTCAGGGGTGGGTCGGGTGGTACGGGGGGCAATGCGACCGCTGGCGCTGGGAGCCTTGGCGGTGGCGGCGGTGGCGGAGCGGGCATCGTGTTCATCGCTGCAAATGTGCTCATCATCAACGGCGCAATTCAAGCCATTGGTGGAGCAGGAGGCAACGCTGCTCTCGGAGCGGGAACTGGAGCAGGCGGCGGCGCAGGTGGCGGCGGCGGTGCGCTCATTCTGATCTACCACATCCGTGGAGGCTCAGTGACGCTCTCCCCCGGATTGAATTGCGCCGGAGGAGTGGGCGGGAATCCAGTTGGGACGGGAAACTTCGGCGGAGCAGGCAGCCCTACGGTTCCAGGCACCATCACCGAGATCGTCGTATGAGCACGCAACGCCTAGCACCGACGAGCGCTGGAGCGACCGGAGCAACCGGCCCAACGGGCACGACGGGCGTCACCGGAGTGACTGGCGCAACGGGTCCAACGGGTGTGACGGGTCCAATCGCTCTCGGCGTATTTGGCGACGGATCAGATGGTGGTGTCACCTTCGATGGGTCGAACGCGGTAGCTGGAACGACGCGCTCGGGCTCGACGTACACACTGACCCGCGACGTCTACTACATCGACGCCACGGTGAACTCGGGAAGCATCATCGTCATGGCGGGATTCCGGATGTTCTGCACCGGGACGCTGTGGGTCAAGAGTGGCGGTCTCGTCCACGGCGATGGCAACGCATCAGTCACGTCAACCGGCGGCGGCACGCTTAGTGGTGGCACGCTTGGTGCGGCGGGCAACGGTGGCAACGGAGCGGCCGGAGGGGCGGGTGGTGTTGCCGGAGGAGTTTCAAACGCACTCGGAGGCAACGGTGGTGACGGTGGCGCTGCGACCGGAGGTGGTGTCGGTGGTGGCGGAGCGGGAGCAACAGCGACGGCGCCTACGGCAGCAAGTGGGCTCCCGCGTCACCTCGTATCGCTCATCACTGCGACGATTCAAGCGGCCGTGACCATCTACACCGGAGCAGCAGGCGGGCGCGCTGGTAACGCTTCGGCTGGCACTGGCCTCGGCGGTGGCGGTGGCGGTGGGGCTCGTGTGATCGGCCTCTACGCCAACGTGCTGATCTGTGACGGGACGATCCGGTGTCTCGGTGGCGATGGTGGCCCCGCAGTCGTCGGCTCATCGGTGAACGTCGGCGGCGGCGGAGGAGGAGGCGGAGGGGCGATCATGGTCGCGTACCGCACCAAGTCGGGGACGAACTCGACGTTCACGGCCGCTACCGTCTGTGCGGGTGGCGCAGGTGGCGCACCCGCCGGAACCGGAGCGACTGGTGCTGCGGGTTCGGTCGGACACGTCTACGAGGTGCCCTGTTGAGCGTCGAGAAGCTGTCGGGTGGTCCCACTGGTCCGATTGGGCCAACTGGCGCTATGGGTCCGACTGGTGCAACGTCGACGCTGAACCTGACCGTGATCGAACAAGATCTCGGTTCGCTGTTGCGTTACTCCGGGACGTTCGACATCGCCGGACTGTCCGGACTCAGCGCGGGGACCTCGGTGCTCGTTGTGCAGCTTGCAGGTGCGTACACCGGCAAGGGTGACCGTTACGACGAGGTCGAAGACGACATGGTCACCGCCACGGGGGTCGCCGTGGACGCTACGACGATCCGCGTGTTCTGGCAGTCGGTCGAAGCACCAGTGAGCGGGAACATCCGGTTCGGCTACAGCGTCAGCAATGCAGGCACTGTTCTCGCAGTCGGGTTGCGGCGCTTCGCTGTTGGTGGGATCGAACCTGCGAATGCTGTTTCAGGATTCACTGCGCAGTCTGATGCTTCAAGTCCGACTCCTGGATACCGTGGATACGCCCAAGCAGTAGTGCAGAACTCGACGATTGACTACGAGCTGCTGTTGGAATCTGGCACCTGGTCGTTCACGATCACTTCACCGAAGAACAACAACGCCGCGATCATCAGCACGCTAATGAAGCTGGACGGTGGGGCGTTTGGTGCGACCGTTGCCGACTTCGATCTTTACAACGCAGGTCTCACCTATGACAACATCTCTACTGTGACCGGTATTGTCATAGCGACGACCGGGCGTTATACGATCCGTCTCACGAACGCTACGAAGAACGCGTCATCATCTGACTTCTCAGCGTACTTTGCGATGTTCGTCGGTGCCCGCACGGGCGCATAGGAACAGGGAGCAATCATGGGTGTCATCCAATCCGGCGCAACCGTCGACCTCTCAACCGTCGACCCGACCTCGAAGGCACTGCGCGTATCGCAGCGGCCGATCGAAGGCGAGCAATACCGTCTCGCAGCTACCTCCGGCCTCCTCACCGCTGTCGCTGCCGGTACCGCTACGGCTGGATACCTGTTCGCCTTCCGATGGGGTTCCGCAACGGAAGCGTGCTTGTTGCACCGCGTCATCGCGAAGTGGCGCACCATCGCCGGGTTCACCGCAGCACAGGAGATCAACCTCGACATCATTCGAGCGACGGGTTTCAGCGCGTCAACTACCGGCGGCACTGCGGCAACCCTCACCGGGAACAACACGCTCAAGCGCACATCGCAGAACGTGACTCAGCTCACCGACGCCCGCATTGGGACAACCACAGCACTGACTGCGGGCACGCAGACGCTCGACACGATGTCGATGGCGTTCGATGGTGCGTCGGAGATGGCTACAGGTGCAGCTATTCCGAGGACGTCATTCGAAGTCGAAGCGGACTTCACCGTTGTTCGTGGTGGACCGCTCGTGCTGTTGCAGAACGAAGGTTTCATCGTCCGCAACTTGATCCTCATGGGTGCTGGCGGCACGGCGCGTGTGAGCGTTGAGGTCGACTGGTCTGAGGTGGGAACCGGCACCAACTGGTGACACTGCATCTCTGCGCACTCCCGCACACTCAGATCACCGACGAATACCTCACCTGCGCGTACACGCAGAAGATCGCGAAGTTCTGTCGGATGTTCCCCGACGACGTCGTGCTCTACGCCCCCGAAGGTTCGGAGGCTCCGTGCAAGGAGCACGTCGTCACGATGACGCGCGACGAACAGCTCGGGTGGTTCGGAAAGTGGGACGCCACGCAATCTCCCAACGTCGACTGGGACTCGACCAAGCCGTGGTGGACGCAAGCGAACGTCACATCGATCCTGGGCATTCAGCGACGACACGAAGATGGTGATCTTGTCCTGATCACGGCCGGGCTCTCGCAGAAGCCCATCGTCGACGCTCTTCCCGGCGTGCTTCCTGTCGAGTGGGCTGTTGGGTACAAGGGCATCCTCACCAGTGGTCATCGGATCTTCGAGAGCTACGCGTGGATGCACCACATCTACGGGCTGAACGGCATCGAGGACGGTGCCTTCTTCGATTCGGTCGTTCCCAACTTCTTCGACCCGGACGAGCTGCCGCTTGGCGACGGCGACGGTGAGTACGCCGTCTGGCTCGGGCGTTGGACCGAGCGCAAGGGCTTCGAGACAGCGATCGCCATCTGTCAAGAGGCGGGCATTGAGCTGATCATGGCCGGGCCAGGCTTTGATGGGCGCGAGCTACCCGACGGCGTGCAGCACATCGGTCCCGTGGGTGTCACCGAGCGAGCAGCGCTGCTCGGCGGAGCGCAAATCGGCTTCGTGCCCACCGGCTACATCGAACCGTTTGGCGGAGTCGCCGTCGAGATGATGCTCTGCGGCACGCCGGTGATCAGCACCGATTGGGGCGCTTTCGCTGAGACGGTCGAGACCGGAGTGACCGGTCATCGGATCCGCACCCGTGGCGAAGGGGTCGATGCGATCCGACGATGCCAAGAGATTCCGCGTGCCAGCGTGCGCGAGCGTGCGTTGGAGCGATACTCGCTCGATGCCGTCAAGCCGCAGTTCGAGGCTGTCTTCGGGCGCCTCACTGAGCTGTGGACCGATGGGTGGTACACGAAGAAACCGCTCCACGAAACGCGTTTGGTCGATGTAGCGCCGGTATCTTCCGACGCACGGGCAACGACATAGTCGTCGCCGGGGGCACTGAGGACGCAGTCCTTGAGGGCCAGTGAACGTCCGCTGTCTCTCGATCAAAGGACCACTCAGATGCAACTGCCCAAGCTGACCGAACTCACCAACGAGCAGCTCATCGAGCTGCACGCTTCGTTGGGCGAGCTGTTCCAGACCCGCAAGACCGAAGAGCTGTCTGTCTCCGGCGTGACCGAGCTGGCCGAACTGACCGCCTCGATCGAATCCGTCGTCGCCGAGATGCGCACCCGCGAAAAGAGCCGCAGCGATCTGGCGAACCAGGTCAACGCACTCGTCGAGCGCGTCACCACGGCTCCCGAAGCAGCCGAGCTGGCGACCAAGGACGAAGCCCCGGCTGAGCCCGAAGCCGAAGCAGCCGAGCTGGCGACCGAGACCGAAGCTCCGGCTGAGCCCGCTCCCGAAGTTGCCGAGCTGATGCACGACGACTCGAAGACCAAGGACGACAAGGAAGAAGACGAAGACGCCATGACCGCCGCATCACTGAGCCCCGTGGGACTCAACAGCCCGGATCTGGCGAAGGCTGCTGCGGAGCAGTCACCCGCTGTCATCGTCGCCGCCGCGGACATCCCCGGCGTCCCGGTCGGCAAGGAGATGGAGTCCTGGAGCGATGTTGCTCAGGCGTTCATTTCTCGTCGCGCTGGCTTCCGTGGGGTGAGCCCGTCCGGTGACGGCGATCAGGTGATCGTTGCTTCCGTGCGCGGGAACTACCCCGAAGAACGGGTCCTCGAAGAGAGCAACCTCCAGCGGAACATGGACAAGATCGACACGGTCGCGTCCCCGACAGCGATCACCGCATCCGGTGGTCTCTGTGCTCCGCTGACTCCGTACTACGGGCTCCAGGTGATCAGCGACGCTTCTCGCCCGGTGCGCGACTCCCTTCCGCAGTTCCAGGCTGACCGTGGCGGCGTGCGCTTCATCGCTCCGCCTCGCCTTTCGGACGTGACCGCCGCCATCGGCGTGACCACGGCCGCACAAGACGAGGGTCCGTACGGGAATGGTGGAGGCGACACCCCGTTCAAGCCTTGCCTGCACGTCACCTGCGGCACCGAGGAAGACGTGACCATCACGGCCATTCACCGTTGTCTCACCTTCGGCAACTTCGGGGCGCGTACGTTCCCCGAGCAGGTGGAAGCGTGGCTTGCGCTCACGCTCGCATCACACGCACGTCGTGCGGAGACGCTGCTCCTCGACGCCATCGCGGCGGCGAGTACGGCGACAACCGCAGCGCAGACGTATTCGGCGGTGCGCACGCTGCTCCCGCAGATCGACCAGGCGGTCGCTGCATACCGGAGCCGCAACCGCACCAGCGAAGGCATCGCTCTTCGAGTGATGCTCCCAAGCTGGGCGCGTCAGCTCATCCGTGCCGACCTTGCCCGGTCGTACCGCGGCGACGATCTCGACTCGCTCATGGTGAACGATGCGCAGATCATGTCGTGGTTCACGGCACGCAACGTCAACGTCACCTGGTACATCGACTCGGCCACGGGTGCGAACCAGGTGTTCGGTGCGCAGGGAGCGGGTGCGCTCACAGCGTTCCCGACGACTGTGCAGTGGTTCCTCTTCGTCGAAGGCAGCTTCGTCTTCCTCGACGGCGGAACGCTCGACCTCGGACTCGTCCGGGACTCCACGCTCAACTCGACGAACGATTACCAGATCTTCGCCGAGACCTTCGAGAACGTCGCCTTCTACGGCGTCGAGTCGATCAAGGTGACGAGCACGGTCTGCCCGAACGGCGTCTACGCACCGGCAGCCACGGCCAGCGCACCCTGCTGATCGTGATTGCGGGGCTGAGCCCCTGGAGTGGTGAGAGCGCTCTCACTGCTCCAGGGGCTTTCCCTGTGCCAGAAACCGACCGACGAGAGCAGGTTCACCAGATGACCGCTGCAAGGATCAACGCATGAGTCTTGGCCCCGGCACCGTCGTCCCTGCACCACCCGCAACACCACCGACCATCTCGCTGCTCACTGCGGCTGGAGGTGGCACCGAAGAAGCTGATCTTCGATGGGAGAACGGGATCGGCTTCGCTCCCGAGGGCTGCGGAAGCGGACAGGTTGTCTCGACATGCGCTGGGACGACGAAGACCGTTCCCGAGAACGCTGCGATCGAAGAGTGGGTCCCGTACGGACTCGTCGCTGCTGATCGCTGCTCTGCGTTCGGATGGCAATCACATGACTATGTCGCGCGCGCCACGCGCAAACTGCTGGCGTGTGAATCGAAGATGCTTGCGGGCGAGTTGTGGACTGCGCTCGTCGAGACCGCGAACGCCGACTACGCATTCATCAACGCTGCTGAGCTGATCACCGCTGTCTGGTCACCGACTGCTGCCATCGCGCAGCTCGAACAGGCCAGTGGCGGAACGTGTGGATGTGGCGGTCGCAAGATGATCCACATGCGCCCACGGATCTTCGAGCGGATTCTCGCTACTGCTCCATCAATGCTCCGCCGTGAAGGCAACCGGTGGCTCACGGGGATGGACAGCATCATCGTTCCCGACTACGGCTACCCCGGCACCGGTCCTGGCGCCGCCGCCGCCACTGTTCTTGCCGTCAACGCTGCGACCGAGTTCATCTACATCACCAACCCCGTGGATGTTCGGCATGGTCCGGTTGATCCGTTCCCTGGAACGCTCGGTGAAGCGATGGACCGAGCGACGAACACCGTCACGTACTACGCCGAGCGAATTGGCGTTGCGTCCTACGACGTGTGCTGCGCGTACGCCATCGAAGTCAACCCAACTCTGACCGTAGCGTGATTCGATGAGCGCGTTTCTGCTCGCGAACGCGTGCAGCCCGTGGACAGACGTCGAAAGCGTACGCGGCTGTTGCGGAGGAGTCGCCACCACCAACGACGATGTCGTCGAAGACTCAATCAATCTCGCGACAGATCTGCTCTTCACTCTCTCGGGCAAGCAGTTTCCCGGAACTTGCACCGAGACAATCCGTCCTTGCACGACGGGCCAGACATGCTTCTACGCATGGTGGCTGCGCGATCCCGATTCGTTTCCACTACGAGTGTGCGGGTGTGCATGGACTCCGCAGCGCGACCTCGGGAAATGGCCGGTCACCGACGTGACCGAAGTGCTGATCGACGGCGTCGTTCTCGCGCCGTCGAAGTACCGCATCGATGAGTACCGCTACCTCGTGCGCATGGCCGGACCAGCACCCGACTACGTGAACGATGGCTGGCCGCGGTGCCAACATCTCGATCGACCGACGACCGAAGAAGGAACGTGGAGCGTCACGTTCGAGTACGGACTGGCAGTGTCTGCGGGCGCTGAATCAGCCGTGCGCACGCTCGCTTGCGAACTGGTGAAGGCATGCACACCAGGGACCAACTGCGAACTTCCGGGGCGTGCGACTCGGGTCGATCGTCAAGGCGTCAGCGTCACGCTGATGGATCCCAACCTGCTCGCTCAGGGACTCACCGGGCTCTACCTGGTCGACCTCTGGCTCAAGGCCGTCAATCCCGATGGGCATCGAGGCTCCGCTCGCATTTGGAGTCCCGATCTCTCCGTGGGCGGACGTCGGGCAGGGACGTGAGAAACAGCTCGGCGAAACCATTCGCCGCCAAAGTCGGAAGGTAGGTTCGCTACATGGCTCAGACAGGGTGTTTCCAGTCGTTCATGGTGTGCGCCATGCGGGTCGGGCGTCTCAGCGCCACTGGGACCCCCATGACGGGCGCCGAGATGGGTTACGTCGCCAAGGCTCCGGTCGAAGTGACGATGACGCCTGACTACCAGGCGGGCGTCGAGCTGACGTCGGAGAACGGATGCGGTTCGCTGTGCGGGTACTTCAAGGCGCCCGACCAGCTCAAGAAGTACGACATCTCCTTCACGTTGTGCGACCTCGACGCCGAGCTGATCAACATCCTCACCTCGGACGAAGCCGAAGTCATCACGGCGGGAGGCAACTCGATCGGGTACGCATTCCCACGGGCGACGTCGTGCTCGGGAGCTGCTGCACCGAACGGAGTGTCGCTGGAGTTCTGGTCGCGTCGTTGGGACGCTTGCTCGACGCCGTCGGGCAACGAGGGTCTCTACTGGCGCTGGTCGCTTCCGCGTGCGTACCTGAACGTCGGGGCGATCACGTTGGGCAACGACTTCCTCAAGGTGCCGATCGAAGGCTTCCTCCAGGAGAACGGCAACTGGAACCGCGGACCGTTCGGGGACTTCCCCATCGGTGGTGCGCCACTGCTCGCCGTCGGTGCCGTCACCGAAGACGACGCGTTGCCGACCGTCGAGTGTGGCTGGGTCAGCGTCTGATCGAAGGGTGATCGCCCGGTGATCAACGGGCTGCGTGAGATCGTTGAGGAGTACGCCTCGGCCGTTGTTCGTGAAGCGGCCGAGGCACTTCTCGATGCGGCCGAAGAAGCTGCACCCGAAGACAGTGGTGATCTCAAAGCGTCTCGACGAGGCCCCGAGTACGCGGACACGGGGACATCACGCATCACGGCGCTCATCTTCTTCGACGCCGAGTACGCGACGTACACCGACGAAGGGACGGAGCCGCACCAGATCCGCGCCAAGAACTACGAGTTCCTGCGCTTCCAGTGGGAGAACGGCCCGGACACAATGCGATCGCCGGACGGGTTCTTCTACTTCAAAGAGGTCAACCACCCCGGCACCACGGGGACCAAGTGGTTCACTGAGACAGTCGAGAAGTGGATGGACTTCGTGCAGGAAGCAGCTCAATGACGACGACCGTGCGCACGCTCGACAAGGATCAGCTCGGAGACTTCCTCACGCACGTGCTCGACACTGCTGTCCGCTTCCTGGAGCGCAACGACATCCCGGTTCCCGATCGGCGCATCATCAGCCACACCGATCCTCCGGCCGACTGCTGCGACCTGCTCGCCGTCAGCTACGAGTTCGGAAAGCCGACGACGCAGGCGCCGCTCCCGCAATTCGCCGGGCTCCAGTGTGCGGCGCGCACGGCGATCTCGATCACGGTCACGATCATGCGTTGCGCTCCCAGCCTGCATGACGGGACATCAGTCGCAGCGGTGACGCCAACGGCCGAAGAGCTGAGCAACTCGGCGCTGGAGCTGGCTCAAGATGCGTGGGTGCTGTTCGAAGAGTTCCTCGAAGCGTTGGTGCGCGGCACGATCTTCAACGACTGTGACAACTGCTGCCAGAACGGCGGGTGCCAAGTGACGAGCTTCGCCGGAGTCAACCCGATCTCCCCCCGTGGCGGATGCGCTGGGAACAGGCTGACGTTCTCCGTGACGATGGACCCGGTTCGGAGCTAAGGTGCCGATCGTTCAGCGGGCGCTACGGGGAGAGAGGCACATTGGCCGACGACTTCGACCTACGGCGAGACGGCACAGCCGTCTTCAAGTTTCAGCACAACGAGAACGAGGTCACTCGAACACTCCGCCGACCAGTCCTAGAGGAGTACCGGGATCTGACCGGCGATCTGATGGATCTGCGGGACGATCTCGCAGAGGACATGCGCCCGGAAACTGGCGACACCGAACTGGAAATAGCAGCTCGGGTGAACCGCGCCCAGCTCGAACGCCAACAAGACCGGATGCTGGATTGGCTCCGCAAGGTCTTCTCGGCGCTCGGCAACGAGCCACTGCCCGAGATCGGGTTGCCCCCGTGGATCATGTCTCCCGAGGTGGCGACCGATCTGATCAGCCACTGGCAGTCCGTCCCTTCTCGCCGTGGAGGCAAGTAGCGGGCGAAGGCCCCTCCGAGCCTCCCGTCCCGATCACCACCGATGACCCGCTCTACCCATTGCGAGAAGTCGGCGTGCTCTTCCAGTGCGCCTTGGTGTACCGCGAGCTGGTGAAGATCAACATCGCTCCACCCGTGGTCGACAAGATGGAGTTGTGGCAGATCGCTGCGCTCATGGGTGATCGGGCGAGCGAGGGCGACAGTGTTCCAGCGAACGCTCCGCCAGGATCACCACCATCTGTTGCGCCAACTGGCACACTGACAGGCGACGCTCTGCTCGAAGCGCGTGTGCGAGCTGCACGGGAAGGCCGAGAGTTGGACGTCGAGTCCATCGCTGGGTTCACGCCGGAGAGCATGGTCGCCCAGTTCCGTCAACGGGCTGTTGACCGGAGAACGCAGTAATGGCTTCCGCTGAGGGTGAACTCGAACTCGATATCCAGCCAGCGCTCGATGCGCTGGACAAGCTCGATGAAGCTTTCAACGAGATCGTCTCGAACTTCGGCGACACCCTCGCGAAGACTCTCGACGATGTCTTCGATGAAGCTCTTCGATCACTCGACTCTGGGTTTGACTCGTCTGTCAACGCGTTCGCAACGTCGCTCTCGGAAACCTTCGATTCGATCAGCACTCAACCGATCGAGTTGACGATCAGCGATGGGGCGCTGCAAGAATCGCTCACCGAACAGATCAATGACGCGATCCAACCGTCACAGTTCGACCCGATCGAGTTGACAGTCAACGAAGATTTGCTCGTAGCTAGCATCAGCGACGCTATCGAGTTTGCCGTCAACGATCCGGTCACACTGTTGATCGACGAAGACGCACTCAGCGAGAGTTTGGCCTCAGCGTTTGAATCAGCGATCAGCGAAGCGACTGGTGGCATAGATGCAGCGGCCGGAGCCGGAAGTCAGAGTCTCTTCGATCAGTTCGCTGGAGCTGGCGGGATTGCTTCTGGACTGCTCGACACCGGAGCAGCGGCAACGATTGCGACGAGGCAGATCAATGGGACAGCAATAGCAACCACAGGTCTTGCCACCGCATCTGCTGGAGCAACGGGGGCGTTCGGTGCGCTGATCACGCGAGCGGTCCCTGGGCTTGCGGTATTCACTGGCGTCACGCTCGCTGTGAAGTCTCTCGCTGAACGCGCTGAACAAGCGCAGCTCTCCAACGAGCGGTTGAACAGTGTGCTCGGCAAGAGCGCTGCTGCGTTCGACAACATCACCATCGGCACCGTCACGAAGTCGTTGGCGGAGTTCAACAAGCAGACCGGTTCTAGTGGAACTCAACTGCGGTTGGCGATTGCGAACTTCGCTCAGCTTGGTGTGTCCGCAGGTAAATCGCAGGGGCAAGTGGCGAACCAGACCAAGGGACTCATCGCTCTGTCACAGACGTTGTCGGTCTCGAACCCGTCGCTCGGAACTGCTGATCGCATCTTCACGCAACTCCAGCGCGGGCTCGCGCGAGGTGGACCGATCTTGAACCGGTTCGGCATCTCGCTCACCCGTGCGCAGATTCAGCAGGAAGCGTTCAACCAGACTGGAAAGACGACCGTCAGGGAACTCACGCAGTATGAACTGGCGGTAGCTGGTTCAACGCTTGCTACAGGTCAGCTCGGGAAGGAGTTCGCGAACTTTGACGAGAACTCGAAGTCGACCACGGTCCGACTACGCGCTCTCCGTCAAGAAATCGCCGCGGGACTGACAGTGGCGGCAGCACCATTGCTTGAACCGTTCTCGAAGATCGTCGAATCGCTGACACCAATCGGAGTTGCGATCTCGAAGATCTTCGTTGGTCTTCTCGCTGCTGTTGTGCCGATCGCTGCGGCGATCGCGGTAGCACTGGCTGGGATCATCAAGGCGTTTGAGCCGTTTCAGGATGACTTCTTCAAGGGCGTCACCGACGGGATCAAGGAGTTCTCTCGCGCTGTGGACGGAGCCATCAGCGGCATCACGGGGGCACTCACACCAGCGTTGAAGCAACTCGACACTGTCCTGGGGACGGGCTTCTTCGGTGCGATTCTCAAGGACTTCGGCAAGTTCGTTGGGTTCGCCGGTGGCGCTGCTGTGTCGGTCCTTCTTCTCAAGGGTGCGTTCGCACTTCTGATTCCGGTGGTCGGCAAACTCCCCGCACTGTTCGCGTTGATCTCGAAGAATCCTCTTGTGGTCGGCATCACCGCTGCGGCCATTGCAGTCTCATTCCTGACATCGAAGGTCGAGTTCCTCGACGACCTTCTCGGAGGAGACGCAAGCACGACGATCATCATCACTGCGGCAGCGTTCCTCGGGTTGACTCAAGTTCTTGGGTTCTTGGCACCAGCACTCGTTGCGGCTACTCAGGCCGTGCTCGGGTTCAGTGCGGCGACGCGCGTGGCGGCAGCGCTCGCTGGTCCGATCGGCATAGCGCTCGCTGCTGCCGGAGCGCTCGCTATCGGCTTCGGGTTGTTCGGTGGGAGTGCGAAGGAAGCGAGCACCGACACCGCTGAGTTGTCCGACCAGATCTTCAAGGTGGGGAAGACATCGGCGAACGCTCTCCCATCGGTCGAAGCGCTGACCGAGAACATCGCGAAGTTCATCACCAAGAGTGGAGAAGCCAAAGGGTTGCGCGACTACTCCGACGGGTTGAACCGAATTGGTGTCTCGCAAGCTGATGTGGTCAAGGCGATCATCAACGGATCGTCCGCTCTCCCGCTCTTCGACAAGCGGATCAGCGAGTCGAAAGCTAGGGAGGTCATTGGGAGTCTCAACGAGGTCTTGCGCGAATCGCTCGACGAAACGCTAACTCTTAGGGACGCCGCTAACCAACTAGGAATATCGTACGAGACTGTCAGAGCGGCGCAGGACCGGCTATCTCCGGGCGCAGATGCCGGAGTGCAGTCGTACAAGAAAACACGCGAAGCAGTTCGTGGCGCTGCCGACGCGACGCTGGCACAAGGTGTTGCGCTTGATTTGATCACGCTGAAAGAAGCCAACAACATCAAGGGGACGAGAAATCGTCTCATCGCTGCGCAGAAGGTGAAGGTAGCGATCCAGGAGCAGGCTGCTGCAACCGAGATCGCATCTCAGGTCGAGGCGGTGCAGAACCAGCAACAGTCGATCACCACGTCGGCGCTCGGAAAGCATGCGGATGCGTGGCGATTCCTTGCGGCCAACATCGCAACGGGGGCCACGACTCTCGCTGATGCCGCGACAGTGTCGGCACAGTTCGGTATCGGCGTGCAGGACGTGTCGAAGTTCATCGACCAGGTGAATCAGAGCCTTGACGCGTTTGTGCAAGCGGCGCTCTCGAAACTCCCAACTGTGTCTGACGCTCTGAACGCGTTGGGAAACCCGGCCGGTCTGCAAGAGGCTGTTACCTCTGCTCAAGAGGATCTCGCGAAGCTGAGTAGTAACGCTGATTCGACGGCCGAAGAGATCGGAGCGGCAAACCAGAAGGTCATCGACGCCCAAGAAGCGCTGAAACGCAGCATCGATCCACAGGCGTTCGTCGATCAACTGCTCAAGCAGCAAGCAGAGGTCGGAAAGTTCCTCGACAACATCGCGGAACTCTCTGCACGCGGGAACAGGAAGTTGGCGCAGTTTCTCGCAGAACAAGGACCATCTGCGGCTGGGCAAGCGCAGGCGTTCATTGACGCTGGGAAAGACGCTGCGGTAGTGAAGGCTGCTGAAGATTCTCTCGGTCCCGCAGGGGATGCGCTCACCGCACGGGCGAAAGAGATCTACAAGCAGGTCGGTGTTGTCTCCGTCGATGGTGCAACTCAAGCGTCGGGGATGTACGGAATCCAATTCGTCAACGGCATCGCGACAGCGACAGCGACTGGTGTCGGTGCAATCGCTCCCGCTATCGACAATGGACTTGGTGCAGCGCTCGTTGCGGCTGCGGAAGCTGGGATCAAGATTCGCAAGGCAACAGCAGGTGACGTTTCGTTGCTCCCCGCTGACCTCGCGCAGATCCTCATCGACTCTGGCGTCGCTGTGAAGCTCAGCTCGGCCACGGTCATCGACGCTGCTGGGAACGCCAGCGAGCGGACCCAGGTCAAGTTCAAGGAGAACTTCAATCCAGCGACCGCCGTGGCAGATGGCATGGGGAAGATCCCTTCCGCAATCACTGAGCAGCAAGCTCCGGCAGAGGCCGCGGCAGCAACAGTGGGAACAGCAGTCGGCAAGAAGCTCACCGTCACGGTCGCAAGCGGAATCCACGACAACCGAAGCGTGATTCGCGAAGCTGCTGAGCATGATCTCTCGGTAGCACTCCGCAACTCCACGGGGGTAGCGACACTGCAAGGGGTCGCTCTTGGATTCGCCATCGACTCTGGGATCGCGGCAGGAATCCTGATCAACGCCGGAGTCGTCAACGCTGCGGGGAAGGCGTTGATCGCCGGGCTCGACAAGAATGTCCGCAAGCTCTTGGGCATCGCATCACCGTCGAGGGTGATGGCCGACCGGGTGGGCTCGCCCATCGCGCAGGGCATCGCTCTCGGGATCCGCGAAGCGACCCCTGACGTGATCTCGGCCATCAACGACCTGAACAGCGCTGCGCTGAACGCAACGCTGGCTGGGAGCGTGGGACAGGTCTCTTTGGACACGCCTCAGGTGAGCCTCGCGGGCGCTGTAGCGGGCAACGCCGTGGGAACGGCAGCGGGTGTCATAGGATCCGGCCCTGGATTAGCTCCGGCGACGGGCGGGGTCGGGCTGGCTGGAGTGACCGGTGGCGTCAACATCGAGAACCTCAACGTGACGGGCGTGAAGAACGAGGTCCAGGCAGGCTTCGAAGCCGCACGCCAGCTCCGGGCCGAATCGTTCCGGAGTGGGCGCTGATGGCCGGGCTCAACTGCACTGGTTGCGGTGGCGAGTTGGTGATCGAGGGCTTCGAAATGAACACGGCTGCGTGGTGCCTGGTCGATCTGGTCCCGCTCTGGTTCAACACCGAGACCCGTGGCAGCAACGTGCTCATCCCCGGAGCCAGCGGCCAGCGGGCTTACCCGATCCGTGTTGATGAGACTCGTCACTCGCTTCCGATGATCATCACCGGCGAGGTCAATGAGTTCTGCGTTCTCTACAATGACCCGATGATCGGACTGGAAACCAATCTCGCTCTGATCGTCGCTGCTGTGGTGAACCCACCGGCAGCTCCTACCGCAACGCAGACGGCGACACTCACGCTTCCTTCGGGAGCAACGCGTACTGCGGAGATTCAAGTCAACGGACTCACACCGGGCGAGCATGTCGGTCCGTTGCTCAAAGCGACGTTCGACATCACCATCCCTCTGGGGAAGTTCTCGTGAGCAGCGCCGTCTACCCGAAGGCCCTCGCCGCAGCGTTGCAGGGCAACCTCAACCTGACGGGCACGGTGAAGATCCGCGCTCTCGACAACACCCAGCTCTACGACGCGACAGATGAGTTCCTCGCCGACCTCGACTCGGGTGCGTTCCTCGGCTCGACGGGCACCCTCGCATCGAAGACGTACACGGGCGGGGTGTTCACCGCCGCAACGGTCGCTATCGCAGGCGTGAGCAGTCCAGATGTTGTGACGGCCTACGTCATCTACATCGACACCGGCAGCGCAGCCACGTCGCGCTTGGTTGTGTATCTCGATACCGCTGCTGACACGACACTCATCAGCGTTACGGGCAACGGGGCCGACATCTCGGTGAGCTGGCCGCTCGGCGCAATCGCGAGCATCTGAGTCGTGAGCTACGACTCCGAAGTCGCGGCTGACACCCCGCGCGTCTGGTGGAAGCTCGACGAAACGACGGGCACGGCCGTCGCCGACTCGTCGGGCAACGTGAAGCCGGGCACGAACAACGGCACACCGTCGTGGGGCCAGCCGCCTCTTGTCACCGGTGGACTCACGGCCGTCAAGCCCGGCACCTCCGATGTCGCGGTCATCTCGAACGACAACGGCGCCTACTACGCGACGGCCACCTTCGCGGTCGAAGCATGGTTCGAGATCGAACCTGGGACGAACTTCTTTGGAGGGCGGTTCGGCATCGCGGCCGTCCAGGCCAACGCAGGGGGGCTCAACCGGTGGGCGCTTGTTGCCCGCCCGGCGGCAACCGAGATCGACGTGGTGCTCGATACGACCCTCGACGTACTCACGTTCACGCAGACGTTCGTCGAGGGCGAGACGTACCACGTCGTTGCTGAGTACGACGGCACCGACGTCAAGGTCTACGTCAACGGCACGTCGCTCGGAGCGCACGCTTTCACCTACGGAGCGGCCGTGAACCCACGGTTCCGTGTCGCCGAGTACGTCGCGGGTAGCTGGTCGAACGACCCCGGCGTGATCTTCCAGCACTTCGCCCTCTACAACGCTGTGCTCGGCGCGACGCGCGTCACGGCGCACTACGACGCTGGGTTGATCGGTCCCAGCTCCCCGGTGCAGCCGGTACTCCGACAGGCGATCCCCTACGGTCCGCGTTCGACATTCGATGGTGAAGTCGTCTCGGACATCGTGGCAAAGCTGACAACGATCAGCACTGCAATGAGTGGAGCGCCGATCGTTGCAACGCTCAACGACACTCTCTCCCGACAGTGGGTCGATCCGCTCAATGAGACGGGCAGTGGACAGTTCACGATCCAGAACGACGACCCCGATCTCGCTCTGATCATCGGTGACGGCAACGATCTCGTCCGATTCTATTACAAGGGCTACGCAGCGTTCACGATGATCTGCGAAGCCTACGAGGCGACGATCATCGCCCAAGGTGAAGAAGCTGACGAAGCGACGGTGTGGTCGGGGCGCGGACATCTCGCGTTACTCGAACGGGCGCTCGTCTACCCAGCGCGCGGGGTCACCAACGAAGACACCTGGTACCTCGCCGACTTCGACGACACGTTCTGGCCCGTCGCGACCGTCGTCCTAGCGAACGCTGGCGGCACAGTTCCTAGCTTTCCCTCCGCGACTGCTGACTGGATCTGGGGAATACCGGGCGACACGACGTATGCTCCGCCGGGCGAGTGTTGGTTTCGAGTGTCGTTCAACCTCGCGGCGCCCGAAGCGATCGACTTCTACTTCTCGACCGACGACTTCGGCACGGCGTACCTCGATGGCGTGGAACTGATTGATCTTCCGCAGCCTCCGACCGGGTTCGCATTCTTCACCGGGATCAACAACGTCTCGCTCGCAGCAGGCGACCATGTGCTCGCCGTGAAGGTCGTCAACCGGTTCGACGGGCGCCCACCTCCCGGCAATCCCGGTGGACTCATCGCTGCTGTGCGCAACTCTGCGAACGCGTTCATCGTGGAGTCCGACGCGACGTGGAAGGTTCGTGCCTATCCGGCGCACGTCGCGGTGTACCCGATCGAGGAGGACCGCACGTTCACGTGGTCGTCGCTCGGGTTCGATGACTCCGGGTGGGGGCCAGCCGTTGAGATCACCACGGTCGGTGTGGCGAAGATCTCGTGGCCGATTCCGTGGTCAACAGAGTTCCCTGATGACACCGCCCGAGTGCTGTGGGGGAACGGTTCGTCGATCATTGACGCTCCGCAAGGCAACTGCTACTTCCGCAAGACGTTCACGGTTGCATCACCGGGGAAGTACCTGATCTACGCCTGCGCTGACAACGGAGCGAGCATCTACATCGATGGCGGTTTGTTGCTGAACATCGCTGGCGGTGGCACATACAACGACCTCGGTGCGTTCACGAAGGTCCACACTGAGAGCGTGTTGCTCGATGCTGGAGAGCACCTGATCGCAGTGTCTGGGTTCAACTACTTTGACGTCGGCGGTCCTGGGCTCAACCCCGGAGGTATTGCAATCGCTGTGTATTCGACCGACATCGACGGTTCGACAGCGCTCGCTCTCATGCTGCACACCGACGCTTCATGGCTCATGGTCGACTACCCGGTGATTCCACCGGGCATGACGCCCGGCCAGGTCATGCGCATCGTGATCGAAGAGTTCCAAGCGCGCGGTGTGCTACCTGGTCTCGTGCTCCACTGCACTGACGGGGCGGACTCTGCGGGCAACCCGTGGACCGTCGTCGCCGACATAGCGACGAAGGTCGGCACCGACGTGCTGACATTCTTCCGAGAGATGAGCGGGACCTACGTCGACTTCTGGATGGCGCCGGGCGGACTCGACCTCTACGCGTGGATCAAAGACAAGCGGGGCCGCGCGTCGGGTGTCGTACTCACCGGTGCGACCAACCCGACCGACCCTGATTCGGGGAACCTGACTGCGTTGATCTTCAAGGGGTCGACGTGATTGTCAACGTGATGTTGGTGCGATGGGTCGGCGGCTGGTCCGAAGTGTCGCGCGGTCCTTCGATCACCGACTTCGGGCGCGTCGAGGGGTTGCTCGGGCTCGGCGCTGTCGGCTCCCAGCCCGAGATGTACCGCGTCGCTGCCGGTCAGCTCGACGTGTACCAGAACCCACGCGAGGAAATCGACACGGGCCTCGAACCCGTCGACGACACCGACTCGCCGTACCTAGCGTTCCTCGTCGGCGACACCGTCACGTTGCCGGGTCGCGAGTTCGGCACGTTGACGGAACGGTGTGTGGAAATTGCGGTGAACGAGGACAACTCAACTGGGCGAGCGACACTCAACCCAACGTTCAAAGACGTAGTGCTGAACGCTCAGGAACGGTTCTCGCAGTCGATCAAGAAGATGACGAACGGCACGCTCGGCGGAACAAGCAAGGTCGCGACACCCATCGACCAGATTGGTGGTGGTGATCGCGTCGTGTGCTGTCCACCGCCCGTTGCTCCACCACCATGCAGTTGACCATTCATCGGTACTGGTGCGGACCTGACCGAGCCCCCCTCCCGTGGCTTGCTCAGTATCTCCGTCACGTGCATGGTCTCGGCGAAGTTGAGGTCGTGGATTGGACCGACCACAAATTGCCAGGTGAGTTGCTGCGGTTGTGTGACACTGCTGATCGGCTCGTTGTGTCCAGTGATCGCTGGCGCCACCGAGCGAACATCGTGCGGTGGTGGCTGCTTCGCGAGCACGGTGGTATCTGGCTCGACCATGATGTTGTGCCGTTGAGTCGTGTAGATCAGCTCGCTGAACGATGGACAGCGGCAGCGCGCAACTATCGCGTGACTTGCGCTCTCGGATTTCCGAAGGGCGATCCGCTTCCGATCAGGATGCTTGCTCGTCTCGATGTGTTCCTCGAAGCGATGAATCCACCGATGCACTCAGCGACTGTTGTAGGAAGCCGCGCTCTCGACGATCTCGTAGATCCCGGCGTCGAAGCGATCAATCTGCTCGTTGATGGTCACGGCGACCTTGTCAATGCCCGTTCACCACTGCTTCATCTGTGGGCGCACCACGGGCTCTAGAAACAGCCCGACGAGACGCAGTTCGCAGTGAACTGTGAGGGAGAATCGAAAGATGCTCGTCGCGATTGGTGGCTGGTGAATGCTCGCCGCCTCAGACATCCCCCCGTTCATCTACGGGGGCGCGGGCCTCGCTGCGCTCATCGCGATCGGTGGGCTCATGCTCCGGCTGTTCTCCTACCAGGGCACGACGTTGCGGGAACTCATCAAGGATTCCACGCACCGCATCAGCGAACTGGAGAAGTCGAACGACTCGCTGACGAAGCAGCAACGGTGGTGCGACTGGCGGTTCACGGAACTGGCGATCGCGTTCCGCGAGGACGGCAAGCACATCCCCGCCGAGTTCTTGCAGAACGAACCGCCGCCGATGCCGTGGCCGACGATCGGAGACATCCGTGACCGCACTTGACGGGCTGCCGTCCGACGGGCAGGCAGGCGCTGACGAGCTACTCATCCGCGAGTTGCAGGGCGAACTCGACCGTGCTCGGGCTGCCCGTGACCGCTGGCAGGAAGCCTCACTCGACCTGTTGCAGAAGTTCCGTCTCGGCATCGGGCTCGGGGTGGCACTCGTCATCTTGACGTTCGGTGCGCTCGTCGGTGCCTACTTCAATGGGCAGACCGTCTCGGACCTCACCACCGTCGAGCGGTACCAGCAGCGGATCGGAGATGCGAACGCCTGCCGTCAGGCCGTCGCCCAGGCACACCAGTCGGCGCTCGGCACGTTCGCTGTCACCGA